GCTCTTTACTCCCGTATATACAATTGTTCCGAAAGTAATTTCTCCCGTTAAGGAATTTAAACTTATGCTGTATGTGCTAATTGATTCTACGTCATCTCCATCTACGGTTATGATTACATCTCCATCTGCATAGTTGTAGTTTATAAGTTCTGTGAATGTATAGCTAGTAACGTCTGCCGTCATTGTAGCTGAACCCATTCTTACTATTGCAGGGGTTGTTCCTATACCTACTACTTGAGATACTGTTCCTGAACTACCGCAATCTCCCGTACAACTTAATAAGTCTTTTATTTCAGAGGTATAAGCCGCTGCATCCGATGATTTACCACAGTTATATGCGTTCTGAATTAACTGCCAAAGATTAGACGCTCTATTGAATAGCTTCGTTAATCTAGCTTCATCTGTTTTGTTTCCAGTATTTATAGCTGCATCTAATTGCTGCTCTAATGCTTTCATACAACAATAAAGGTCGCAACCATCACTTCCACCGCTTACATAGATACCCTTAGAGACCGTTACAGCATCTAGTAGTGTCCAAGTAACATCCGTAGAAGTTGCATCTGTGTAATACCCGTTAAATGTATATGTAGCATTTGCTGACAAGGCTACTACCGAAGTAATATCAGGGTCAGTTGAATAGTAAAATACTTTTGTGTTTAATGTCTTTGTAGAACTATCAATGTTAGTTACATAAGAACCTAGCCCTTGTGGGTGCGTAAGTGTTAATGTACCCGTTATTGTAGGGTCTACTGAATTATAAGCGTAACTTGTTTCGTCTACTGCTTTAAAGTAAATAGGGTTTATTACGCTATAACTAAGGTCTAAATCAGCCGTTGGTGACGAATAAGTATTGTCGAATTGAAATGTTCTTTCAAATTGAGTTGCTGTTAGTTTTTGAGTTCCCGTTGTAGCCACAAGAGTTAAATCAGTACCCGCTATTGCGTTTGCGTATGTCGTTGATAGAAATATATTTGTACTCGTACTATTAGTACTTACATAATAGGTTTCCCCATCTGTAAGAGCGGCAATAACAGTGTTTCCTTCTGCTGAATAAACTACTGACTGCCCCGTATTAAATGTGTTAGTCCCAACTACTATCGCTCCCGCTGATACTGCGGCAGAATCAAATGATGTAGGCGTTACATTATCATTATCGAAATAAGTTAACGTTACTAGATTAATGCCTCTAACCACTAATGAATCAGCATCAGTTGGTAGGCTTAGCGTATCGCTAGAGCCACCCGATGTCATATTGGGGCTAGATGTGTCTGTATTATTATAAAATGTAGTTCCTTGTGGGTCTACTATCTTAACAAGTATTCTTGAATCTCCCGAAGCCCAACTTAAATCACCAGAAGCATAAGTAGATGTATCTGTAAGTGTTACGTTTTTGGCTGCGATAGACTCACCTGTTGTGAATGTTATGTCTGTTGATTGAGTTGCCATTAGTTATAATTTGTTAAATACAAAGATACAAAAAAGGTGGGAACTGATATGAACCCACCTTTAATATAAAATATATGTTTAAATTACTGACTACTCATCAGTTATTTTAGACTGCATAGCAAGTTTCAACATTCTTATTAAATAGCTTTTTAGATTAAAACCATTGAACTCTACATCTTGCTCAATCATCTTAACTACGCCACCTTTGCCTTTCGCTAATTGGTTTTCTGCCTTTTTATCGTCTAGGAATAAATAAGCACCCGATTGAATAAGAATACCCGCATCCTTAGCCGCTTGTACTAATTCATTTGGACTAAAGCTATCAATTACATCTGGATTTTCTTCTACGATATAATCATCTCCTATTTCTCCGTTTAACTTGTAAAGGATGTCATTGTAGACTTCTTTACCCGTTCCACCTGATTCACAACAATAATTAACTAATACATCTTTCGATAATAGTCCTTTTCTTACTTTTAAGGCGATTACAGGCTCTTTAGTGTCAGCCCATAGTATTTGTCTAGTCAACTTATCAAACTTGATAATATTAAGCGTAAATGCTCTGTTTATCTGTATTCTAGTTTCTAGTCTAGGGTCATTGATAATCTCTAGTACTTCTTCTGGATTTCTTCTAGCGTGAGAAATTAAATCCATTTTAAGTTCCTTCTCATTCAATGGAACATTGTTTCTGTCTAAAGTGTTTCTACCTAGTAATTCAGCTAATTGAATTAGGTTTTCTTCTCTAGCTTCAATAATAAACTGAATTGCTTTGTGAGTTAATTCTTCTGAATCAAATCTTTCTTCCGCATCTTTAGCTTCTGATTCTTCTGTAAAGATTACTTCTGCATTTGGGTTTCTTTCTGGATTGCTACCGTTAGAGTTCATTGCTCTTAAATACTCAATAAGCATTGAATTTCTTTTCGGGTCTAAAATCATTATCTTATCATTGAATGTGATTTTAGGTGCGGAGATTAATCTGAAATCTTCTTCGCCTTTGTAGTTATTCCACTCATCCATGTATATGCTACGCTGACCGTTACTAGGGTTGTAAACTGCTATACGCTTGTTTATAACTCCCGTCTTAGGGTTTTCTACGTTTATAATGTCTTTAGCTGGAATTGATACACCTCTGTTTGCGCCACTTCTTCGTGGGTCTAGTGCAACGTGTCTTTTGTCTAGTACGAATGTAACGTACTTCTCTAATTGTGCCATAATACTTTATTAAATTAAAATTTGTAAATACAAAATTAAACAATTTTTAACAAACAAAAAAAGCCCCAATGTTTCCATCAGGGCTTTTAATAGTTTATATAAGGTTAATTCTAGTTAGCCTTAAAGATACCGTATCGGTTAGCAGCGAATCCTTCAAATCCTCTATCACAAGTCATATGAACGTTAAGTTCAGCAACATCTGATGTTGGTATTTGTGCTAATCCACCTGTTTCCCATTGACGGAATCCCATATTAGAACCTTTAGTCTCTAAGTAGTTTAATCTTAAAGAAGGTACTGAAGATGTTCCTCCACCAAATTGTGGTACGATTACGTTATCAGAAGGAATTACTAAGCCCATATTAGTGAACTTTTGTCCTTCAGCTCCTAGACCCCAAGGCTTATCAAAGATAGATAAGTGTTTTTTATCGAAAGAAAATCCACCATAAGTGATTTCTCCGAATCCAAACGCTACACTTCTTGAATCAGAAGGAGTTCCGTTGTAAGAAATACCACCTGCTGTTAAGCCAGTTGTAGCTCTCATAAGGTTGTCGATTTCAACAGAAAGAGTATGACCAACCCACATTGTGTTTTTTCTACTTCCTTCGTATTTAACCAACTTAGCAGTTAAACTATCGAAATCACTTAAAGCAAACGAACCAGCGGTGTAAGTCTCTACGTTTCCGTAAGCCTCCATCCAAGGAATAAGACCTTGACTTCCCAATACTGTTCCGAATGAACCATCTGTAGAGTTAGCCAAAGTAGTGTTAGTTACTTGGTCACCAATCAACATAGACTGCTCTAATTCTACCATAAGCACTTTGTAAGCGTCATAAACAGCTTCGTTGTACCATCCGCTAGAGTTACCATCTTTACCTAAGTTCTCGAACCAAGTTTCAGTAGCAGTTTCTCTGTCTGTTACTTTGTGGTCGTTTCTTAGAGTTTGGATTGTATTCTTATATTCAAATACAGTCTTACTAGAAGAAGTTCTTTGAGAAGAAGCCTCACCCATTAAGTTGTAAGCGATTATAATAGTATCAGTAGTTGCTACTGCTGGAATAGCATCTGTTGGATTCAAAGGAATTACTTTGTAATCTGCTCCATCTACAAATGTAACCAAACCTTTTACTCGGTTAGGGAACATTAGCACGTCATTCACTCTTACAGGGTAAGAGGTAGTATTTGCTGGTAAGGTTTGTACATAAGCTCCACCATTATTAGCGGCATCCCACTTATAAGCTGTTGCAATTGTATGTGTAACCTCTCCTCCTGCTGAACCTGCTAATTCGTTGCCTGCTAGTTTTACTACTTCCTTAATGTAATCAGATTCAACGTGAATATACTCGTTGTTATTGATTCCGTTCATAGCCATAGTCATCTCACAAAATCCAGAAATCATCTGGTTTCCGAAAGGATTAACTAAAGTTGGGTCGATGTTTGGTTTACGAATCGACTGGTCGTATGTCAAAGCAAGCGAATCAACGTATGTGTTGTTTGTGTAATTCGCTGTAGTTGCTGGTGTTGTATTAAATCCCATTTTTATTTATTGTTTAAAAAAATTGTTTTACATAATTGTCGGTATATGGGCTTTTCTATATGCGTCTGCGTTCCTATCCTTAGCAACCTCATTAGGTTTGGCTGTGGTTTCAGGTAAAGATGCATTAGTTAAGTCATTAACCGCTTCTTTTTTATTCTTAGCTGAATTGTGCTCCAACATCTTCTTATGAATACCAGACCTTAACTCTGGGTTTTGCCAAATTAAATTCTCGACTGTGACTGCTAAACCTTCGTCCTTAACACGATTTTCTATAGAGCCGTTTTCGTCAATTAATAATTTGAAGTTATTCTTAAAGATGTCTCCTAAAGCTTCATTCAATGTGCCTACGTTTTCTTTTGATAACTCGTATTGTATTACGTCATCCCCTACTTTAATATCGTAAGCACTATTATTATTAAAGTAATCATTAACCTTTGCCTTAAACTGTCTCTCCGCTTTTGGAAGGAAAGTTTGTAGCCTTTTTTCTTCTTCTTGAGCCGTTATCCTTTGTTCATCCTGCGGATTCATAGGTGGCTTTGCATTTTCTTGTCTTTCTTTTAGCTTACCTAAGTAAGTTTCAGCCTTTATGTCTAAGTCAGCTTTCGCTCGTTGATGCTCCCTGTCCTCTGGTGTAGAGTATTCGTCATACAAAGCGTCATAATCATTCTCTAACTTAGCTATTAGCTTTTCTTCTGATACATTAGGAAAATCTAATTTATATCCCTCTAACACAACATCTAATGCTTGGTTTACATCGTTTAAATCATAATTATCGTAATCTCTAGTTGCTAAAGACCAATAGCTGTTATCATTTAAGTCGTACCCTTGCGCTTCTAACTCTCTCGCTCGTTTGATAAAATCACTTTCTGCTGTTACATTTGATTGTGATTCTAACCATTCTTGCTTTTGAGCCTCGAAGTCCTCTTGCGTCAAGTAACCTAATTCTTTGGCTTTAGAGCGCACCAAATCTTCATTTAGTTCTGGTGCTTGCTCCTCAACCGATGGAGGTTGGGACACGTTATCTTCTGCGACAGCATCTTCCACTATCACATCTTTTATAGGTTCTTCCGTTTCTGCAACGGGAGTTTCGTTTTCTACTACTTCAGTTGCCTCTTGTGCAACCTCTTCTGATTTCAAAGAACTATATTCGTCCTTGCTTTTTCCTAAGCTAGTGTTTATTTCTATTCCGTCCATAATAAATTAAATTGATATATACAAAATTAATAAGATTTTTTAACAAAAACCTAAGCCTGTGTTTGACCCGTTGATGCGGCTCTTTTCTGTGCGTCATCTGCTGGTCTAGGTGTGCTTCTTGCAGGCTGCGGTATTCCCCGCTGACCGCCACCACCACTAGGTACGGAATTAGGCTTATATGTTAATGAAGAAGATGTTCTTCCACTTGGAGTGTTGTTTAATACCTCTGTTTCTGCGTCCATATTCATACTTGTTTTTATCAAGTCTTGGTCTACTTCGCCTTTTAAAACAGTTCCTAATCTTCCTTCGCCCGCTTTTACTTTCTCTAATTCAGCCTTAAATTGATACTCAGCTTGCATTTTTTGCATAGCGAAACTATGCTCTATTTTCATTAATTCTAAGTCTGCTGCTTTTGCCGCTTGATTACTTTGAATCTGAATTTGACCATTAGCTTGCTGTAATTCAATAGAGCGCTGGTGCGCCTTCTGCATAAACTTGTCTGCCGCTCTAGCTAGATATTCGTTAGCTGCTTTATAGCTTCCCGCTTCTAATACCTCTCTTGACCTATTAGCTTCTGCCACTGATATTTGCCCTTGTTGTATCGCAATTTTAACAGACTCTTCAAACAATGCTTTTTGTTGTTCTGACGGCTTAAACTTAATTGATATGCCTAATTCAGCATTTGTAAGTTCTTTACTTGCTTTAAGCACTTCTACTCGCAAGCTACCCATAGCCATTTTATAGCCGTTAACTTTTATGCCTCTAGCTATATTATGCTTAATCATTAAAGCTATCCTATCTGATGTGCGCTCTATGATATTAGTGTATGCGTCTGTAAGTTGTTTTGTTGCGGAGTTATAAGCAGATTCTCTATTTTCTTCTACGCCTACTAAAGCACCTTTAGCCGCTGCTGTTCCATCAATCGTAGGGTTTATACCACTTACTTGATACATTTGACTCACCCAATGATTGTATATCCCAACTAATCTCTCTACGTCTGATGATAACCCGTTTTCTAATTCTCTTATAGGAGGTTGACCCGTTAAGGTTTGAGGTCTACCATTCTTATCGTGAGAGCGGTAGTATATTCTACCCGTCTTATCGTAAATCTCTGCTAGTCCTTTGTCGTCTACCAAACCGCTACCCATTCCAGATGTAACCCCTTGTAGGGCGGAAATATCTATTGCAACGTTCTTTGGTCTTGCCTGACTAATTAAGTGCTGTATCTTCTGCTCTATATTAATCATTTGACGTACATAAGGAATCATTGATTCAGTCATCCCTTGACTCATAGTATCTTGCACGTTAGGCGTATAGAATACTATGTCAAATTCTGCATTAGTGTCAATTACCTTGTCCTTAATGCGTCTTACTATGTCGTTTTTCTTTTTGTACCCGAAACATTTATTTGTATCGCATACTAAGTAACCCTCGTAAATGTCTATAACAGACTTTCTAATTACTTCTGTTACGCCTCTTTTCTTAACTTTCTTTCCTTCTTCATCCTCGTAATACTCTGTGTAATTACTAGGTACTTTATCAAATGATACGCTATTTCCCTTCTTAGACTTTTTCTCTCTCCATACCTTGTGGTTTTCAGACTTGAATTGCCCAAACATAACAAGAACATTAAAGTTATCATATTCATTTGAGGTTATCCCTTCTTGGTAGTAAGAACCAAATGACCAACTCTGATTAGATACACTGCCCTTATTTCCTGCATATCTCTTTGCTATGTCAAATAGTTCTGATTCTGATAACTCTCCGTTTGAACGTTGTCTTAGTTCATTTATAGTCATCTCTAGCACTATGCCTACATAGGTTGCGTCTGATGCGTCTGGCTTAGTGAAATAAGAGTATATTAAGTTTTTTCTGTCTATTGCTTCTGTTATAATGTTACCGTTTATATCGAACCTAGTCCAAGTTCCTGCGCTGTCTAAAACGTGCAAATCCCTTGATATAGTTTTCTTTATTTCCTCGAAACTATTGTTTGCGTAAACATATCGTATTCCATTTTCAATAGACTCTTCTTCTTCTGTTTTCCAATTTAATTCTGCATCAAATTGTACTTCGTCTATTGTGTCTGGAGCGTCTTTTACCTCTTCTTTTATCTTGTCTAAGCCCGATGTGTCTTGACCTTGCGCTTCCATCTTAGCGATAGCGGCTTTAATCTTAACCTTACCGAACATCTCTTTCATTCGGTTATCTAACTTGTCTGTACTGTCCTTGTCTATTGCCGTGGCAATTACATCGTAAGGTCTGTCTATTAGCTTGTTAGAAGAAATGTTGATTAGGTTCTTTAATACCCCTGCTGCTGCGGGAGTGAAATCTTTAGATAATAATGATGTATTACCATCTTCTAAAGTATCTCTGTCTTTATACTCCTCAATTGAAGGCGTACCCATAGCAAAGTTCCGTAAAGTAACGAACTTCTTTCTTTGGTCGAAAAAGTTATTAGCATCCTTACTATGCTCACCCCACATAGCCCTAAGATAAGCTAGACCATACTCTCGTGTAGCTTTCTTCTCTTCAGAATCAAATGGGTTTGGGAATCCCCTAAAGGATTTTTGAGCTTTTATATTATCCAAGTTGCTGAATTTCTTTTTACAAAGATACTAAAATTAAGATTAATTAACTATAAAGTTATTTAACCTTATATATCTTATGAAAACTCATTACATTAAAGTCTGCGGGAGCGGATAATTCTGACGTATCTATATTCATTCTACTCATTTTACACGCTAGTATTGCTATCATATATGCCACCGTTGCATCGTAGGGAGTCCAATTGTCTACCTCGAAATCTTGTAAATCTTCTATTAGGTTAGGGAATGGCATTGAGCCGTAAGAAGGGCTACCCGTTTGGTCTACTTCAATATAACCTATATCATCTACAATATGCGCTCTAGTGACGTTTACTAGGTTCTCTCGTATTCCTCCATTAGTTGCGTTATAAAAGCCTCTTTCTTTAAACTTTTTCTTTTGGTCTTTCTCTAATTCGTTATACATTAGGTATTCTTCACATCTCTTATTCTCGAAATGACGAATCAATACTGACCCTGCGTTATTCTCTACGAACACTCTAGCTGAATAGAATACAGCCATCATTATCATATCCTCTGCAAAGTCTGTTGGGTGGTCTTGTCTATATAGATATTCGCATACAGCTTTAGGTGTTTTATTTCCCATATAACCTATATCAAGAACTGCGTAAGCTGCGTTATCTGAGCCGCTTCCTACTACGGGTGCTTTAAGGTTTGTAGGGTCAATACCTATTCTAACGTGTTCTCTTGTTGGTTCTCTACCGTATTCTGATATTCTGTATTGGTTTCTATCTTCTGTTGGCGGCATCCACGCAACAGTCCATCTACCGTTTTCTTTATCTTCTTGAAAACCTACTTCGTTTTCTTCTCCGTTTTTCCAATAGAAGTTACCTCGTCTGTTTTCTGCGTAAATACCTTCATCTTCGTTATATTGTGATTGCTGCTGTATCTTAGCTAACGCCCAAGGACTTGCTGTTGATTCCATTAACCACATATCAGATTCTCTTAATGGATATTTCCTTCTGTATGATATAAGCTCAGAGCCACTTAATCTAGCCATTTCAGCTTCGTGAAACCTTCTAGCGTATTCTCTATCTGAATACCCCCACTCATCAACCTTATACCCGTAATCAGCAGGTATAAAGAGTTTTCTTAATCCACTTATAGTTCTACCAAGTAAAGGGTCTAATGTCTTTACGTTTGAGTTGTCCCAAATCTTTTTAAATCTAGCACCCCCAAATCTCTCCATGTCCTCTACGGTTGTAGTATGCAAGGACTTACCTACCACCTTATCCCTAGACATAAAGCATTTAGAGTTTACCTCCCAACGCTCATCTACTTCTGCTACACCTTTCTCTACCTTTCCTTCCTCATCGTAGTACCCAAATCTAAACCCTAATCCATCCTGAGCCATGTTGTTTGCTGGAAACGGTTTAATCCAAGAGTCTAATACATATTGATATTCCTTTGTTTCACCCTTAGAACTTTTCTTTTGAGGTGCTGTAAAATAAATTGCATTGCTTCTTTTTGTTTCCCCTGTATCAATAGGCTTAAAGAAGTCTGGTAGTCGCTGCCAAGATTCTTGTATTTTCAAGAAAATTTCTATTGCGTCTTTGTTTGTTTTTGATTGTATTGAACACTTCGCACCCTCCAGCATCATTGCTATTGTATAGCATATAGATGTCGCTAAACTCGTCTTCCCAAATCTTCTACAAGTCCCCCAAACCGAACCTAACGAGTCTTTATCGTTCTCTGTGCAGTCCCAATGATAAAACGCATCTCTCTGTGCATCAATGAAATCTGGAGTTGTGTATGTACCATCATTAACGGATGGTATTATCCACCATTGGAGCATAAAGTAATGCTTACCCGTTACATATTCTAATTGGTCGCCATTGTAGAAGTGTATTCCTTCGTCTAGCCTTCTTTGTTCTTCTGCTACAAATTCTATTAGTTCGCTTTCAGATAGCGTGTCTATTATATCCCTATCGTGTAGTGGAAACTTTCTATCATCCTTCTCTAAACCAAAATTAAACACATCGCCAACATCTGGCGGGTCGGGTCTTACATAATCATAGTCACCTACTCGTATGTTTGTTTGGAAATCATAGTAAATTTCGTGACATTCCTCTATGCCCTTACTTGTCTTTTCTTTGTTGGGCATAGAACTCTGGTTTTAATTCGCTTGGCTTTAGTCTTTCTTTCTTTGCTCTCGCAAGTTCCGTGGGGTCAATTCTAGTTTCTAATTTATATATAGCATCGGTAAGCTTCTCCATTTTATCGCCCCACTTTATAAACTCATCGAAAGCGTCATCATCTTGACCGAATATTATCTTCACTTTACTAATTTGCCTAGATATATCATCCATTTGACTTTTCAGCGCAACATATCCCTCTAAATAAGGGCTTTCAAATACCTTTTTAAGTATTCGTTTTGCTTCAGGTAAATCAAGTTTATCTATATAACTATGCTTCATAATTCTGCTAGTACGTTATCTTCTTTTACAGCGTAATACTTATTACCATTAAACTCAAATGAGTTATACCCTCGCTTCATATAAATAAGCTGCGTGTCTTTCTTATATGAGTTTGAATACACTACCTTACCTAAGCCTTTTGTTACCTTTTCTTTTCTAGGTAAATAAATGCCGTTAAAGTCCACCCATTCTTCGTCATCATCCATAGCCTCCATTATAATCCAATCACCAAAAGGAATTAATTCATCCCCATTGATTACAGCGAAAATATAGCTAGAATGCGTGAATATAACATCCTTTCCATCTACTTGCATCCACTCGCCTTCAAATTGGTCTGATGGATAGTCGTTATCCTCTGCGTAGATTATAATATCACCTTTCTTTAAGTCGTAGCAATCAATTACGATTACACCCCTATCATTAGGCTGCTCTACGGTTTGCGGAATATATATACCGCTGTCAGTGGTTTCTTTCTTTGGCAGCTTCTTAATGCCTACAAAACCATTCGTAGGCACTTCATTTATCGCTCTTACATACTGAACGTATTCTGAATCTCGTAAAAGATAATAGAATATACCTTTTTCAGTTGTACCATTCCAATCTTCGCTAGAAAACTTTCTGTCATCTAGCCAACACATTCTATGGTCAAACCAAATCTTACCGTTAAGTTCTACATCTAACTTTGTGGAGTTTTCTACGACAATGCCATCGTGTGTCATATGCTTACCCTCGTGACCCCAATTAGAGTCAATTATAAGCCCATTCAATAGATTGGCTTTATCATCGTCTACTTTTACAGCGATGTAGTTTAAAATGCCTCCTTTAAGCATTTGGCAATATAAGATTGCTAGGTGGTTTTACCGTTGGTTCTGGTGCGTGAAAATTTACAGCAGAAAATGAATCCGTCTTAGCTACAATTATATCTGCGAACTCTAGTAATTCGTTAGGTTCTGTTACTCCTGCTCGAACAGCTAAGTCTAATGCAAATCTATAGGAACCCTCTAATGCTGATGCTTTTTGTAATTCTGCTTGAAATTCTTGCTGTGCGCCTTGCGCTAATTGCTGATAAGCCATATTAGCTTCTCGCTCTTTCTTGTCTGTCATATCTATTAAATTAAAGTTTTAACAAATATAAACAAAAAAGCCCCACCATACGGCAGGGACTTCTTAGATAACATGAAAAAAGATGTTCTTTTTACAAAGGTAATATTATTTTTTAACTCTTTTTCTTTTCTTGGCTTTACCGCCTCTAGCCCTAACATCTCCAGATGAATCGCTCTTACTTCCTCTGTTAGCTTTTACGGACTTTAATCTTAGTCCGTTCTTTGTGTGGCTTAAGTCACCCGTATCTTTACATACAATGTTTCGCTTACGCCTAGCTTTTGATAGTTCGGCTCTTTTTTTCTTTTGCTCAGGACGAGAATTTATCTCCTTATCCTTAGCCGCCTTAACCTTTCTAGCTTTTTTAGAATTTCTGTAATACTTTGCGCTATCACTTAATTGGCTATATGGTTTCTTTCTTGGTGCGATGCTACAAAGATAAGCATTTTATAACTTTAGCTAAAGTCACATTAAAACGTGACTGAGCCTTTTGTTAGAAACAATAAAAATTACTTGGTTAGTGCCAGTATATTTTCGATAAATTCAATTTCTTTATTCATAAGGACATATTTCTTTATAGTAATCTTCGTCTATTTCTTTAATAGCTAACTCCAATCTATTCTTGTCTAAAATAGACTGCTTTATTTCATGTTTTGTAGGGTTTATTCCTAAATCGGATGCTATGTGCATTTCGTGTAGCAAAACGTCTATATCTTCTCTATCTTGGTCGTCTGTATAATATCCCATTATCTAAATAGTTTTTGTGCTGTATGATTATTTAACCTTACTTTTATTCCGTGTGCTAAACACATTGACCTAAATTCCTCTATGTCTTGCGGAAATGGAATTACAATATCATCCCCTATAATAATTTCTGTTGGGTATATATAGTCGTTTAAATCTTTTGAGTATTCAATGCAGGGAATATATGCTATGCCATCTCCGTTCTTTTCTTCTCGCAAAGTTCCTTCAGCTAAATGCCGCATCACAGTATCGGAGTCAAATACATCGCAGTAAACCGATGTTATGGATATAAGCTGCTCCTTAAATAGCGGATTATTTGGTCTTAACCGATTTAACATTTTACTTAGCGAATCCATTACTTGTACATTTTGTATTTTTGTTTCCACAAATATATATTTAAAATCAATCAAATTACATTATGGATGAATTAATTTTTGGTAAAATACGCTCCATATCTTACGATAAGTATAATAGTGGGGATATTAGAACGTTTACATTTACCGTTGGTCAGCATATACGCTCTATGAGTGCTACCATAACAAGAATAACATTTGACGAACTACACTTCATAAATACCAACACTCCTAGATACATTATATTCATTCAAAAGGATAGCGAGAGTTATGAAGAACAATGGAAGGGCGTGCCAGCGTACAAGGCTTTAATTGAACAAGACCTGTCTATTTAGCTTCTTCTCTTTCTTTAGCGAGCTTATATTGGTAGGGGCTAATCTTTAGCCGTCTCATTCTTTTTTCGGGGTGGTTGTCTAGGTATTCTAATATCATTTCTTGTACGTCAATACCCTTTCCCATAGCCCAAGACAGGTTTCTTCTTACGTCTGACTCTAATGACTCTGTTCCTAGTCTATGTATCCACATATTGTAAGACTTCTCATCCATCTGTATTAAGTCTTTACCGCCAAATTGCGCTGCATCAATAACGTATGAAGGGGATTTATTTAAAGCTAATGCAATAGCTATCACTTGACTTATGTTTAGTCTGTATAGAGGTGCTGATAATATCTCCCGTATTTCGTTTGTGCTAGTAGTTTTAGGTAAACTAAGTAATAACTTAATGTCTTTAAATATAAGCCCTGTTTGTAATAGCTTATCTAGTAGAAATATTTTACTGTCGTCTTTTATCATTTAACAGCAAAAGTAAGAAAAATCACCGCTAAAATCAATTATCGGTTTAGCCGATGATGATATTTCATAATTTAAAATGTTGGAAACGTAGGTGAATTAAATAACGTCATTGTGTTACCGTTACCGCTACTATCTGTGCCATCGCTGTCATTAAACCGAGTATATACATCTGGAGATGCAATAACATTTGTGGCTAACTCTCCGTTGCCACTGTTGTATAAGTCTATTGCATCCTGTAATACCCCCTCGTGCGAACCATTCCAGATAGCTATTTCATCAATTTCGCCATTAAACAAAAAAGTAGGGGCTACTGTTCCGAATTTTCCGACTTGGTTGATTGTAAATAATCTATTGGATAGCGCACCAGAGCTACTCTCTACGGCATTTAAAAATAACTTAGTTGTTGTAGCACCTATACCTATCATACAATGATAGCGAGTGTTGGCTGACATTGCTGGAACAGCGAAGTCTACAGCAGTACCGTTTATTAGATGAATAGATGTGGGAGACTGAATATTACATCCTACTGTATTAGATGTGCTGTCTCCGAAAAGCGTACCGTCCCAATTAGTATCTTTAGCTTTAAACCAAACCGAAATAGTTGTGCCAGTCGTTATCGCTATTGGCGTTGCGTAATTACCATATTGATTGATACCGTCTAGCCTTAATGCCTTACCAAAAAGAGGCGATGTTCCTGAGTCTATTCTAATATGCCTCATTGAGCTAAAGTTCTTACGCCCGTTAGTGAAACATTTAAATCCTCGCAATTTGCATTACTTGATATTGAAATGCTCACATCATCTCCTATCGCAACGGAATTGTCCGTTGAATGTGCTTGACTAACCTCAGATGTGCTAACAGAATTTGAACTACCTCCTAATGCAGTTGCGTTTATTGATACCGCAAGCGTACAAGTTCCACTTGTTGAAATTGTAGTTACTTCTGTTATTGTAAATGGGTATGCTGCTTTTAAAATTACTTTTTCTGTTCCGTCCTCTGGTGCTTTAATGAAAATAGAAGTTTGTTCTGTTTGGTCTAATGCAGGTTTATCACCTAAAGCATCAATCCTAGCCTCTATAACAGAAACAGTTTCATCTAAAGTTATTTTCCTTCCTCCTTGGAGTATTATCTGACAAACACCATTAAAATCAATGATATTTTCTATAATTAAAGAGCTTAATAATATACTCACGCCACCTTCTGTTGCAGAAAATAAACTTCCAGATTCAGCTTTTATAGCCGCTAAAGAATCTGAAGACCTATATCTGTTTGTAGGTAGAAAAGTTTTAACAACTCTATATGTTCCTGTATCTATTACGCTTTCTATTGAAAAGGTTGATATTCGCTTTGTTTCTCCGTTAGTTAGAGTTAAGTTGGTTATTGAACTATTTGCAGACATAAAAATTAGTTTAAGGCAAAGATACTAAAAATAATACTATCTCTTCTTTCTTACGGTTCTTACAGGCTTAGCTCCAGTCGCTCTTGACCTAGTAACCGTCTTCTTCGGTGTAGTACTCTTTTTTACTACGCTTCTTGTTATTGAGCCGTTTGACCCTACAGATGTATTTACGCTAACAGACCTACTTTTTGATTTCTTAGCGTTTACTTTGTTTTTTTTGAAAGTCTGAGATTTTATTGGATGAACTCTCTCACCTCTTAAATTGCTAAAATCAGTTAACTTGCTAGTGTCTTTAACGTTCTTAACGGATTTAGTCTTAGTCTTGTTCTTTGTTTTCTTTATAGAACTGTAATTGGTAGAACTAACTAAGCCTTTGCTAGTTCTTTTTACTTCAGTTTTCTTTTTTTTCTTTCCTTTCATAGGATACAAAATTAATAAAAATAATAACAATGTTCGTTGCTGAACTGCTGTCTTCGTCTAAGTTAAGGTAATATCCAAACCCTTAACGCACTGGTACGATACCGTTAAAACAAATATATTTAAATAATGATAGATATTAAATTTAACTGCTGTATTTTGATTGAAATTGTCGCTTATATGCTACATTAATAGCTGTTTTTTTAGTTAATGATGGAATATTCATTCATCTAACTATATGTTTTTTTCTTTTTTTTATCTCTTTTACTGTGTTTGTATAATAAAAAAATGTTTATATTTGTCCTTTCCAATCTTAAATGGCACGATAACCACAAAGATTTTTCATAACCCTTTCTTCGGAAAGAATATTGAAACCCAAGTAATGCGAGTCGTGCCGCTAGCTTGGGTTTTTTTATAGATATAAGGTACATACAATTCAGTGTTTTTGAAACATTTCTGACTGAATACACGGACACTAAGCCGTTAAATAACCTCAGAACAACTTATAATCGCCGTTAATGTGGGCAATGTTTAAGGATTGAGATGTCTTTAACGAGGTAACAACCCATGCACCGAATTGAAAGGCTGCTGCTAAGCGCTAGGTATGTGACGGATAAGAAGGAGTTATTGGAGTGAATAAAGAAAAGCTCACAATAACAGAAGAAAAAACGAGCAGTATGCTTTTTTTAATTAGATAAACGTTTTTTTTGGTCTTGCCTTCTTTGTTGATTTGGTTTACTAATGTTAGTTACTTAGGCTATGCGCTTTAATGCACTCCCCTATCTTTCTTTCAATTAGACCTAGTATGTTCGATAACTTTATGTCACAGTTTGTTACTTCAAGTTAACTTCTATTAACCTTTACGTTAGGATGCTTTATTTATGTTTGCCTTAAATAAAGAATTATGGAAAAAGAAGATAACCTTCAAACATTAAAAACTAAAGCTGAAATAGACTTAATATTCAGTAAGGATAGTAATACGGATAGATACATTTCTAAATGGATTGAGGTTAAAGGCGTTTCTAGCGATGTAATATGTTCTGCTATGTATTTAGATGGTAAGCCTCATACGATTACGTTTGACGAGGTTACAGTAGGCGAAAACAGACATCATAACTCAATAAGCATAAACATAAAAGAAGTAAAGCCATTATTTGATTTTATCTCTAATATTTTAAATAAGTGAAGAATTATGGCGGAATATAATTATTAGTCAATAACCTCCTCCTAAACAAAAAGGGTATATTTGATATATGAAATTTTCACTATTTTTAAACAACGGAGAACAAATAAATATAAACACAGAAGATTATACAGACCCTACTAGAACGGTTATGGAATACCTTATATCAATGCTAGAATATTATGAAGCAGAATTATCCTTCTGTGATGAAGAAAATGAATTACTGTATCAGCAAGTGGAATACAGTAAATTACTTACTGATTTGTTGAAGCCAGAGATAAAGAATTAACGCATTGCATAAGGTGCGTTTTAATGTTTCAATTTTAACCCTTTTTAACATTAACGAATAGACATTATTAATACATTTGAATTATGATACAAATAGATAACATAGAAATAGACCCCACTGCATTAGTAGTGATGGGAGGGTTTGCCTTAGGGATGATTATAGCCCCTTTTGATGCCACCCTAATAAAAAGAGAATACAAGCTAGAATGGCTGTATCACACAGCTAAGTTTATACTAATGTTTTTACTAGGTGGTGCGTTATTACACCACGCTCTACCTAAAGATGGATACTTCGTTCCAAGACTTATAGCTTGTGCATTATCATACAGCATTTCCTTTGACTTGTTTTTAAACGTTTTAAGGGGAAAGGGAATATTTTACATAGGACAAACTGCTTTTCTTGATAAGATGGCTAGAAAGTACCTTAAAACGGGCTTAAACTATGTTTTTGTAAGGTTATTAGCTGTGTTTTTGATTGGAGTGGGAATAGTAATACATATTTTATTAAATAATTAAGATATGAATACAACTAAAATAACATATGAGGGTTACGGTAAGAAAATTTCCGTTGAATTAGACCACCAAGATGTAACGATGGATGAAGTATTAGACGCTGTTGTTTCAATGCTTTACGGAAGTGGATTTCATAAGGAAACAGTAGATAACGGAATAATAGAATTAGCAGAAGAATTAAACGATAAATAATTAAATAAAATGAAAATAACAAAAGAATATCTTGCAAATAATTTAGGCTTAAAGAATATGACGGGATTAAATGGGGAAAAAATATACCCATATATCGATGAAGGCTTCTTTGGGCGTATTTCAGACACAAATATATGGTGCTTTATACCGTATAACAACCCAAAGGTAATTACAACAATAGATGAGTTTGAAAAAAAATATAGATAATAATGGAATATAAAATAGAGAAACAGTCAAGAGGCACTAGAATATTATTTGGTGACGAAGTAAGAGATAGATACACGCTATTAAATAAAATGATAGCTACCGTTGAATCTTACGGTTTTCAGGGAATACAGCTACCTAGCGTAGAGCCGTCAGAGATATACGTTGATAAAGCGGGTTCTGAGGTTCTTAATCAAATGTGGGTATTTCCAGATAAAAAAGGAAGGAATGTATGCTTACGACCAGAAGCAACGGCAACCGTTCAATTAATTGCTAATCATTTTTGGCAAGCTAAAAAAGAAATAAGAGTTTGGTATTTTGAGAAATGCTGGAGATACGAAAAACCGCAAAGGGGCAGATACAGAGAATTTTGGCAGTTTGGTTGCGAAGTAATAAACCCATCTACTGATTTAATCAAAGAAGAATTAATAGACATATCTAAAGAACTTTGTGAACTTCAAACAAAGGATATAACGATAGATTATTCCGTAACAAGGGGATTGGGTTATTATACAGATAAAGGCTTTGAATTACGCTGTAAACAACTAGGAGCGCAAGAACAGATATGCGGAGGTGGTGCTTATGATAGAGGAATTGGGTTTGCCATTGGGTTTGATAGATTAATGCTTTGTAAATAGATAATTATGAAAACAAAATTGATTAGAAACAGTACGCTACAAGACTTAATGGATGCTGCGGAGTATTCTTCTTACTCAGAAACACTAGAAGGTGTTAAACGGGCTAAAATAGGCTTAGATATATACGAGAAAGTAAAGGGTGGCTGGAAGCAAATCAGCGATTCAGGTATTATACCTAAGAAGTGTAACGTTATATCTCTTGATGCTAATGGCGCAAGCAGAATGAAGCGGAGGTAATGGATGATAATAATGATAGATGGCTCTAAACACGCTTATGAATTAAGTGAGATTATATTGGTAAATTACCCGCAAAACACAAAGAAATAATTATGAAACTACACAAAGACATATTATACTCCGTAGGAGATACGGTGGAGATAGACTCTATAAAATACACCATAAAACTCGCAGGATGGGGTAAAATACAGCTACATAAGCAATGTTGTGGCGATGTGTCTGCTGTTATAGAAGTAGATGACGTAACAGCTATACGGGGCTTAGATATAATGACTATCAAGGATAAGCATAAGAATGAACTAGAGGATGGTAATTATTGGTGGAGATGGTAGCGATACGATAAGATACGATAAGATACGATAATGATACGAAAAAAAGTTTAAGAAATGAATATAAAAAGGCTCGGTTAACTACTGGGCTTTTTTGTTTTGCCTCTTTAAGGCTCTTTGCACCGTACTCAAGCTAACGTCCAACTCATTCGCCAACTCCTGCTTAGAATATTCTGGAAATAATTTATTCAACTCCAAAATCTTATTAACCATAGCCTTCCTTAAACTCTTCTTAATTAACCTAGCTTTCCTATTCTTAGATGTCCTTAGCCTAATAGCACGGCATTCTCGCTGTCTAAGCTCCTTTAACCACATAGCAAGCCAAAAATGTAAATAAGCAGAAGGCTTCCTGTAATCATCAAACACCCATATACTATGAACCCCCCAAACGCCACCCAACTTGTGATACCACCTGTAATTAGAGTCCCTATCCTTTACAATCTTATGATTCTCTATCCTACACAATGAAGATAGGTCATCATCAGACCAGCTTGTATTTAATTTAACATCATCCATATTTAAAAACAAATATACTCAAACTAGGGTGTACTAAAAATATAATAACACCTATTAACATATGCGAATAGAATAATTAATTACTTTAGCTGTATGAAAAAGAATAGGATATTATATATTATAAACGCTACATTCAAATACAGCTAATGTATTCAGTTTAATTTTTGCCGCTAAACAATGGAATATAACTCAGACTTCAAATACGACTTAAAGGTAGGGCAAATAAAAGAAAAAGAACTAGCTAACATCCTTCAAAATGAAAAAATAGAAGTTAAAACAGACCTACAAGCACACAAAACAGGAAATATATTCATAGAATACCAATCAAGAGGAAGGCCATCAGGAATAGCAACATCAGAAGCTAAATACTACTGCATAGCAATACAAGAAACACTCATAATCCTCCCGTCAACCACCCTAAAGAAACTATGTAGAAAGCATCTAAATACAAACCGTGACAAAAGAGGTGGAGATAGCAATTCATCAAAAGGAATACTACTACCAGTGAAAGATTTATTTTAAAAAAGTTGCGTGAATGTAGAGGTACTGCTGAAATAAATGTATTTTAATTTTGTATGTAGATGGAGGTTCAAAATTTTGTATGTATGTAGATGTGTAAGAAAAATAATTTAAATTTTGTGTGTGTAGAGGGGGTATTTAAGCTTATTTAACATAAGTCACTTACTTAATTATATATATTTGAATTATGAAAGCATATAAACTAGTAAGAAAAATGAAAGACGGTAGCCTATCTCCGTTATTCATAAACAAAAAAAGTAGAATACCCATAGGCGAATGGCTAGAGGCGGAAAACCATCCCACAAAAGGATTCAAAGAAAGAAAAGGATGGCACTGTACACTAGAACCAAAAGCCCCACATCTATCAGAGAAAGGTAGAGTATGGGTAGAGGTAGAGGTTCATAGATTCTATCTATACAATAGACCAAAATCTCAAGGAGGAACTTGGGTACTAGCGGATAGAATGAGAATTATAAAAGAACTATGAAAACATATAAAAAAATAATTTTAAAAAAGTTGTATGAGTACGGGAGTGGGGTATAATATATAGTCCAACCCCCGCCAGCTCCAACAAGCCAAACCCGAATTAGCCAACCGAGGGGGTCAACATTCCGACCTCAAAAACCTAACTACCAGCACTACATTGTTGACATATCAATTAATATATTTGTATATATATTTATTCCTTCTGTATCCCTTGCTATTATTGGCTTTAACAATTTTTAACAAATGAACATATCAATTTATCTTTAAAGTTAAACATATATTTGTCTCGGTATCCGCTATTGGATACTACAATTTAATACAATAGACATGAACGAATTAAACAAAGCATTTAAGGCCATAGCGAAGGGAAGAGCTATCAATGTTGAACTAAATGGCAATGTAATATTGAGCGATATAGATTGCTCAATAGCGTTAAATATGCTGGATTCAATAAGTACGGCGGCAAATTCAAAAGGTGAGCAAGTGACCTTTGATAATTTACAAACGCAATATTCTAGAACTTATAACATAATCACGCTATGTAGAACATTCTTTGAAGGTAGTGATGTGGCAACGGTGGTTGAGCTAACTTGTAAAATAGAACACTAAAAACAAAGCCCCGCGCATATTGTGCGGGGGTAATTTAAAACTATATATTATGAAAATAGAGATTACAAAAACGGTTACAGTAACAGAAACAGTTAATCCTGAAAAGTTAGCAGTAATTAGAACCACGCAAAAAGATATAGAAAGCGATAGGTTTAACATTGAATACGATGGCGTAGAAATAGGACACGGACACTTAAACAACCGTTCAAATTGGGCGCACATTAGGCTTGACGCGGATAACGAAAGCCTAGAAGACTACTTAGTCCAAGCAATCGAAAGCAGGCAGATATACTTAGACTAAGATGCATAAGGAGCGCCAATGGTTAATGAATCAAACGGTTCAAGCGGGTTCGATTCCCGCAGCGCTACTAATTTAAAACAAGTAAATATGAGTGAAATAATTTGTACAACGGCAATACAAGGAGAGTTTTTCAAAATTGACAAAGGGCTAAATTTACATACGCCAAAAGGTGTAATTCTTAAAGATAGGATGCAGCAAATATCAGAAGAGCATAAGGGAATGAATAGGCTATATAAGCCAATGGCTTTACTGTTTTGGATTGATATTAAAAATGGCAAAGCGGCTAACTGGAGACTGCAATCAAATGCGATAAAATATCATACTAATTAAATACTAAACAAGATGACAAATTCAAAAGGCAATCCGTTAACATTTGGCTTCAGACCTAATACAAAGGTCTTGAAGTACAAAAGCAAGCGAGCGACTAACAAGCTAGTAAATGCTTGTAATGAAGCTAAAATAGACGCATACAAGGCACATTGGGATAGGTTTGATACTATCCTTTACAAAGAAGTAATTACAGCAAAATTTAACAGTTTAAACAGATAGGAATTATGAAAGTATTAGTAACAAATTACAAAAAAGGAATATTTAACAAGCCATTACTAGAATTGTATCCAAAAGAAAGGTTTGAATTAAACAAAAATGAACTATCCATAAATGATTGTTTATTTTGCCACGTTTTTGATGTCCTTCCCAATATGAGAAATTTAGAAGTAAACAGAAGTTGGTTTACTAAAAATTTATACCATTTTAAACCGATGTAATTTTAACCGAACAAAACAATTTAAACCCTGCTATTAATTTAGCAGGGTTTTTTTATGCGCTAAACTTTCTGTCCATACATTATAACCAATACAAATTTAAACCCGTCAAAAAACCTCTTATTCACTATCTAATATTTGACACGATGACTATTTCGAGGGGCTAAAATAGTCACGCATATTTTAAAAATAACCGTCAAACCTATGCTGTCATTGGTCTGTAGAAGGTTTTGAGTTTTGACTTTTGTGACGACCTTATATAGGTGGTAAAAGTTTTTTTGTTTTGTTGATGTGTTTAAGTTTAAATAGGGTATAAACCCACACACACAAAACACTCACATTCAAACCAAATACAATATTTAACCACATCAAAGAATATAATTATTTTGTCCTATGTTCAGTACATTATGTTAAGTAGAGTATGCTGTAAAACAATATTTAATTATCTAGAATAGTTGTTTATTTCTTTCAATTTATATAGTTATTACCCTAATAATTATAGTTTAGAATATAAACCAATTGAATAACAGATAGTTAGGTATTTATTATGTTAACGAATGTTAAAATATTTGTGAGGTTAGAAGTGATGCTATATGTTTGCATTCGTAAACAATTAAAATATATAATTATGAAAACTTACATACAGAAAAAGATTGAGAAATTAATGCAAACATCAACGGGTAAAGCAATGTGCGACAGCGGCGGCGAAAACGGCAGGCATTGGCAAAGGAATCAAAAAAGAAAGCTAGACTTTAATGATGATGTAAAATTAGACGAATACGGGGCAACTATTCCTATTCATGTTTATATGAATACGATGTTTGAATGTGATGATGTGACGGCTATGTTTAATCGCAAATTGAGCAAATCTTATTTTTGGGTTGGTGAGGCGTTTGATGTACTTTCTGAGGCGTTTGAATTAGATGTTAATGGTTATTTATGCTCAAGTGAACCAAACAATACTTATAACAGCGAAAACGACCTTTCTCAAGATTTTCAATACCAATTAATAGGGTTTAACGGTGATGTATATTGCTTGTTTCAATTACATCAAGGCGCAGATATTAGAGGCGGTTACACTAGTACGCAAGTATTCAAAGTTAACGACCCTGACTATTTTTTTATAGGTTGGTCGGTTGACTTTTACGACAATAGCAACCAAGAAACATTTGATGATTTTTACACAATAGATGATGATGATAGATACGAATTAAACGAATCAAAGCAATGCTTTATAAATAAAGAAACCAAAGAAGAGGTTTATCCTTATTCAGCGGCAACGGGTTATTAACACTAATTAACACTAACAAGTAAAACAATTAAACTACATTTGAATAATTAATTTTAAAACAAAACAAAATGAATAGTAAAATTCTTAAAATAATAGTCAGCTTAATAGATACTTTAAGCTGGTCAGAAGCTAAAAAGCAAGACCTTAAAACCGAGATAGAACGTTTAATTAGGTGCGAGGGGGTTGAGGGCTAATAGAGAATTAAGACAATATGCAGATGTTCCGTTTTAATAAATTAACAAACTTAGATTGGATTAGGATTAAGATAATAATATATTTGAACAATTAAACTTTAAAAATAAAACAAAATGAACGAATTGAATAATAGAAGAGGAACTTTAGTTAATTTTTGTGATAATGTAGCTAAAGATGGCGGATGTAGTTATAACTATAACACGGGGTTAATGAATCCAAATAAAGGCTATATGGTTAGCTTAGATGGGTGTGAGGAAATATCTAAAAGACTAACAAAAGAAGTTTTAACGGGGTACATTCTTAAACACGCTAGAGACATAGAAATAAATGATAACATATTTATTGGGGCTTGGCAAAGTGACAATAACATTTACTTAGATTTAAGTATAAATATAGATAGCTTAGAAAAGGCTTGGACTCAAGGTATGCTTAATGGTCAGTTAGCTATTTGGGACTGTGAAAATAGCAAAGAAATACAGCTACCAGCAGGTCAAGGTGGTGGGACGTATCAACAGAAAATTGCATACGCTCAAATGAAATTTAGAAACTATAAAAATAAGTAAGATTATGAGTCCTAATATATCAAGCATCGTAACCTATACAAAAGATAGGGAAACTAATTTGCAAGAGTTTTATTTTTATGTAAACCCTAGTAAAGAAAAGTTTGAGCAATTTAAAGAGAAAGGAATTTGTAAAATAGATAACTGCATTTATATTTCAGATGAGTTTAAAATATTGGAGGATTAAAAATGAAAGCAAGAATTACTAAACACAATCAACATTTTAATGGCTGGTATATATACCTAGAAAATTGTGATGATTGGTTAAATGATAATCCTAACTTCGGCAAAGAATTTAATGTGTATTGCAACGATGGAATTATTTATATAGAGAAACCCTCTTTAAATTTCGCTGGAACATTAAAGAAACTATCAAAAAAAGGAAGGTTTTATTTAACCTCAGACGAATTAGAAGAAGGAATTTACACAATAATAAAAGTTGATGGTGAAACATTAGAAATAGATTTATGAAAACATTTAACGCATTAAGCATTTTAACATTTATTATTTTGGTAGGTGGATTTATTGCAATAAGTTTGTGTTTATTATAACCTTTAGAACCAAGCGCATTAATTTTATACATTGTTGTGCGCTTTTAATTTATTTAAAAATGGACTATAAAAAAATTGACAACATTGAAGTAGATGGAATAGACACTAAAGACTATCCAGATTTTTGTGACGCATTTATAGCAAGTGCGGACTATAATGGAAAACCAATGACTGACGAGCAATTAGATGAATTAAATGAGGATAGCGCCTTTGTTTATGAATGTGTGGAAAATCATTTGTTCTAATTGCGGATAACGCTGAGTGTATGGTAATTATTTAACAATTAAAAAAATGCTAAAACAAAATATTACACTTATCATTGCAGAAGGGATGATATTGAAAGAAGAATTAGAACGGAAAGGAGCAAAAGAATTAACAGCTCACAGCGATTTAGGAGTAGCTTTAACGGCTAAACAAATGGATTTGGTATGTGAGTATAAAGAAGTAATTAAAACGCTTAAACAATTAAAAAAAGAGATATGATATACAAATTTATATATTGGTTAATGCTTGCTTCATTAGGAGCATTAGCTTGGGGAGTTATTATAGGGTTTATTTATACTGTCCTTCGTGGGATGGCGGAATTTATAGGATTAATTTAAAAACATAATATTATGGAATTAGTTATAAACACTCGTTTTGGCGGATTTGGAATTTCAACACCTGCTTTATTAGAATTAGTTAAAAGAAATGCTAAGTGTATAGAGAAATATAATCCGCATAAATATTACGGAGACAAACAAGGATGGGAAGGGGAATTTAATGGGTATATTGATTTAGAAGACGGATATATGGCTCATCCTTACGGATATTGCATATACAAAGATGGGGTACTATTTAATATTAAGGATGATTATTCGGTTAGGCCTGATAAGGACTTAATAGAAGTAGTTAGAAGTCTTGGTAGTAAATCATTCGGTTCTTGTGCTGAATTAAAAATCGTAGATGTTCCAGATGATATTGATTGGATTATAAGTGAATACGATGGCTTAGAAAGTATTGCTGAAGAGCATAGGACTTGGGGTTAATTTACCTATATTTGCAATAGGATTAGAGCTACACAATCCAACAACTTATTTAGGCAGATTTAGCGGTATCCGTTTCGATGGTGTAGCTCCCGCTAGGTCTTGCCGACTTTATTATTATGAGCAACAATACTGAACTATTAAAGAGAACTCGCTCTAAGCCGAAGGAAAAATTCCTTATAGTGCATAACGATGTGGTTCAAAATAAAACGCTTTCTTTTAAGGCCAAGGGGTTTTTATGTTACATACTTAGCTTACCTGATGACTGGATTTTACACAAATCTTTTGTTATGAAAGAATTTGGTATTGGAAGGGATGCACTTAACTCTATATTTAAAGAACTAGAAAGTGAAGGGTACTTAATTAGTACAAATATGGTTACTGATGATAGCGGCAGATTTAAGGGTAAGAATTATCTATTTTACGACGAACCCGTTGCTACCAAAGAGATTGACACCGATGCGGGTTTTCCGTCAACGGTTCACCCGTCAACGGCTAACCAACAACTACAAAGTACTTATAATAACAAAGTACATATAAAACAAAAAGATGAGCAAACTGATTTTGAAGATGTTTGGTCGCTTTACCCTCGTAAGAAAGATAAACTAGTAGCTAAGAAATACTATAACGCTAAAGCAAGGGAGAAAGAAAGAGCGGATATAAAATCATCTGTTATTAAATACGCAAAAAAAGTAGCCGATGAAAAAACCGAAGAGAAATATATAAAAGCGGGAAGGTCATTCTTTGCTAATGAAGGGTGGCGGGATTATGTTCCGACAGAAGAAGAAGTTGAATATGTTAAAATTCCACAAATACCAGAAGCGAATGGTATTAGTTTAGATGTATTAGAGCATCTTTGGAATGTTGCTATGAAGCAGAGTAATCCAAATACTTATTTCTCTACCCTATGTAGAGCAGAAAAAAGTTATAAATGATACAAGAAAGTTTAGTTAAAAGATTTTTAGATAGCGGTATAAATGTATTAGGTCTTACTAATAAGAAAATACCCGCAGAAGGTTCTTGGTCTAAGTGGCAGCACGAATTTAGAATACCTCAAAGTATAAATTCAGAGGCGTTGGGATTAATTTGTGGTAAAATATCGGGTAATATGGAGGTTATTGATATTGATTTGAAGTACGATATAAGCGGAGATTTATACGATAGGTACACTAGACTATTAAATGATAATGCAAGTGGCTTATATAACCGCTTAATGATACTTAAAACGCCTTCTGGCGGCTATCATTGGATATATCGTTGTGAAGAAATACAAGGTAATCAAAAATTAGCACGAAGGGAAGCTACAGGTGATGAGTTAACTATAAAGCGAGAGAAGTGGAAAGTTTTAATAGAAACGAGAGGCGAGGGAGGCTACATAGCATCATTCCCAAGTAAAGGGTACGAAGTAATACAGGGTAAGTTTTCAGAAATACCTACCATATCGACAAGTGAGAGAGATGTTATCCTATCGTGCGCAAGAACATTTGATGAGGAGATAAAAGAAGTTCACATCCCTAAGTCAACAATGAATGTTTCTGGAAAAACCCCTTGGGATGATTATAACGACAGAGAAGATGGTTTATCGGAACTTTACGCTCACGGTTGGTCTGACGTAAAGACAACTTCAAGTAGGATTTACTTAAAGCGAGCGGGAGATACCACCGCATTGCACAGCGGTAACTATTTAATAGATAGAAAATTATTTAAGGCGTTTAGTAGCAGTACTCAGTTTGAGCCAGAGAAGGCTTATCCGCCATTTGGTGTTTATGCTGTACTAAATCATAATGGGGATTACTCAGCAGCAGCAAAAGATTTATATCAAAAAGGATACGGTGAGCAAAAGAAAGAACTAAGCCCAACAGAGCAGTATGAAAACCAAGATAGTGAAATATCAAGTGTTTCTGAGCATATATCAGACAGTATAGAGGATGATAAATACTTGCAAGACGTAAGAGAGGGTACATTAGAACTAGGCCTCTCTACTGGATGCAGAGAGATGGATGAATTTTTTAGATTTAAAAGGGGTAAGTTTTGCGTGATAGTTGGGCATTCAAACATTGGGAAAACAACCGCTATTCTTTATAAAATGTGCCTGCCATCTGTTTATCATAATTGGAAGGGCGCTGTTGTAACGAAAGAGAACTCTTCTGGGTTTACAAAGAGAAAGTTAATGGAGTTTTATATGTGTAGGCCGTTAGATAAAATGACTCAAGATGAATTTGACTTAGCTAAAAGATGGGTTAATGAGCATTTTATAATTATAAAAGCAAGAGGCGGATTTATTAATGATATACCTAAACTACTTAAGCTATCATATAAGCTTTCAGAAGAAAAAGAAATTGACTTTATAGTGGCAGACCCATACTCAGGGTTTAATAAGGCTCAGAAGCCGAAGGAAAATGGTCACGATTATGATTATAGGATGGCATCAGAAATACTAGACTTTACTGAAAGAACGGGAGTATCATTATATCTAAATGCACACACAAATACAGAGGCTAGAAGAAAAAGAGATGATGATGGAAACCTTATATGCCCTTGGGTCGATGATGTTGAGGGAGGTGGCAAGTGGAGTAATAGGGCAGACCAAGGAATTGTGCTTCATAGAAAAACAAAAGCTGAGGGATTAATTAGGTTTATCACTGAATTTCATGTTGATAAAGAAAGAGAAAGTGAAACTGGGGGGAAGCCAACGGAGAGAGATAACCCAATACAAATGCTTTTAGAGAAGAATATGTGTGAGTTTACTATAAATGGAGTTAACCCCATAAGGAAGTGGCACGAAGACAACGGAACTATGGGATTTAAAAAGCCAGAAACATTATCTGAGGCTAAAGAAAGAATAAGTTCTATGCCTACAAACGATTCATTCGATGATGAGTTTAGCGAAGCCCCATTTTAAAAACAAATAATTATGAAAAAATTAACAAAAATACATTACGATAAAAATATCCTACCAGTGTATTCAGCCGCATGGAAGAGGGCGCTTAAGGATGACGAAACAAACAAAAAGTTTATAGAAATAGCTAATGAATCAGTAGTAAATGACCTTAAGATTAAAATAAAATTACTGAAATTAATGCCCACTCCAGATGAGTATAAAAAGGAAGCATTGAGCTACTTGGAATCAATGTTAAATGAGTACACTATTTAGATTACATTAATAAATGTTAAAAAGCTTGTCAATCAGAAAGTTAAATAATATATTTGAGTAAAATTTAGAGATATGAGCTTAACTAAAAGAAACATAGAGCAATTTAATTCTGGCTACGATGGAATGGATGATGAATACTTCTATCGCAAAGCACAAGAAGCAGAATACAGAGAAATGACAAATGAAATACCGTACTTGGAGAGACTTAGGATTGAAGATGCAAAGCTTAAACAAGCTATCGAGGCATCAGCTAGAGCAGCTACTGGAAGTAATGACAAGGCATCACAGCTACATTAACAGTGAGTTTACAGAGAAAAGAAAGAAAGCAATTGAACATTTAATTAAAGAGAAATGAATTACGATGACTACAAGCTGTCTAATCCTTACGATGACGAGGATGTATTTGGAAATACAATTGATAGTGAAGAAGAGGAAAACGAAGCTGCCGATAGAGCAGATGATTATAATGATGAATTAAAACTAGAAGAATGAAAAATATATACAAAGCATTAGCTGATTTTCAGCAAGAAGTTCCGCCAATCCATAAAGGAACTCAGGGATTTGGGTATTCATACGCAGACCTTTCGGCAATATTCAAAGTGATTAACCCATTAATGAAAAAGCATAAGCTAGGGTTTACCCAATTACTAAACGGAGAGGATTTAAAGACCGTTATATTCCACGTTACAAGCGGAGAATCTATTGAGTCTACTGTTCATATTCAGCAAGAAGTACAGTTAGCTAAAATGAATACGTTTCAAGTACTAGGAAGTGCTATAACATATTACAGAAGGTACTCGCTGTCTGCTGCATTAGGATTAATAACAGATAAGGATATTGACGCTTGCGGAGAGCAGGAAACTAAAACGCCACCTAAGAAAGAAGCGTTAACAGAATCTCACCCACGCTATGAAGGGGCAAAGAAAGCGTTAAGCGAAGGTAAAACTACATTAGAAGTAATTAAACAAACATTCACCGTAAGTAAAGCGGTAGAAAAACTATTAACAAGTAAATAATTAAATAAATAATAAGATGAGTGATTTAAAATTAACAGGAAAGATTAAATTAATCGGAGAAAAGCAAACGTTTGACTCTGGATTTCAAAAGGTAGAATTTGTGATTACCACGAATGATACTTACCCACAAGACGTTAAGTTTGAAGTGCTAAAGGATAAGGTAGATAATTTCCTAAAGTACAATAAGGTTGGTCAGGATGTAGATGTGTCATTTAATATTAATGGCAGTGAGTACAAAGGTAAGTACTATGTGAATCTAATTGCGTGGAAAGTTTTCAAGGCTGATGGTCAAAGTGGAGCAAGTACGCCTAACAAGGAGTTCGAGAAGCAAACGGCAGCGCCAATAGATTCTGGATTACCATTTTAATCTATGATTAACAATTACACAAGCAAAGCAGAGGAGGTTCTAATTGAGCCTTCTTCTGCATTGTCTTTTTACTTTTACAAAAACAAACATTATGAAAGAAGAAATAGAAAGTAAACTATCCCCGCAACAGAGGGTGGTAGTAGACTCTTTAAGAGAGCAATTAGGAGATGACACAGTTAATATACTCCTAGAGTTTGGTTATGAAATAGGTAAAGCAGATGGAGTAGAGATGTTCTTTCAGCAGACTAAAGACATTTTAAAGGAAGTATAACACCAAGCTAAGAAACGTAAAGCGAAGCGATGTTTCTTAGCGGCTGTTAGTTAACGCACGTTTTAATGTGCGGAATATTAAAAACTTAAAAATACAATGGAACAAATAACAGAAGAAGAAAGAGATTTACTATTTAACACTTGGACTAGCAGGGATAAGGTGGTGTTTCTTAATGACATTATACTTAACTCTAATGAGCCTATTGCAACAGAGAGATTATTGTATGAAGTGGCTCAGAATATATGGGAGAACTGTATAGATAGAAAGTTAGATTTAATGAGTAAAAATGAAATAGTATGATAAGTAATAATGATTGGTTTGAGGTTATTAATACTCCTAAGTCGCTATCTCCATTCGAGCAAGTGTTACTTAAGATTGGTGTTGAGGCGGAAAGGGTGAACGCAAAAAAAGATTACCTAGAACTAAAGAACAGACTTCTTTCTTACTTTGAAAATCATCACCATATAGACAGAGATAAGTTATTAACTAAAACTAAGACTAGAAAGGCAGAGATTGTAGAAACTAGGCAAATGATAATGCACTGCCTGAGACTTAATACAAATGCTTCATTAAGAATGATAGGCGATTTGTTTGATAAAGACCACTCCACAACATCCCATTCAGTTAAGGCTATAAATAATTTGCTAGAGACAGACACTGTATTAAGAATTAAGTATTGTGATATGCTTAAAAATTGCGGAATGGAAACTAAAGCTACTAGATTAGTAAAGAGATACAATAAAAAATGAATTACGAATTAACATTAACGACACACGAAAAGAGGACTACGGAAATCTTTGGAGATATAGATACCCTAGAACTTCATACCGTTCCTATTGAAACGTTAGAGGCTATGAAGAACCATTACCTTGTATCACTATCATATTTAGGGGAACTTAAAACCACTAAGGGAAATGCCCTAAACGAATCTAAAACAGCCTTAAAAATAATCCTAACCGAAAAGAAAATAGAATATTTAAAAGACTTAACGGGTTCTGATAAGGCTAGAATAGCTACGTTATACGCAGAAAGAGACTGTGAAACAGAAATTAAAGGAGTATCTATTTTAGAAAACGAATACAAAGAAGTAAGTAATAGGTATTCTGTATATGATACTATTATACGCTCTCTTACGCAGACAATAAGCGTAGTTAAGAATGAAATGCAATCACAGCAATTTATAAAAGGGAAATAATATTATGAATTTTATAGGTAAGGATTGGTTAGATTATAATAAAATAAGGTATTCTAATCCGTTCTATAATGGCTCTTTGAAGGTGGGTTATCCAATAAACATAAAAGACATAATAAACAGCGACCTAAAACGGGTTATTCCAGAATCATTAGGAATATACCACTTATTTAAAGATGGTGAGTTAGTTTATATAGGTATGAGTAAGTGTATAAAAAAAAGAATATCAGAACATTATAATAGTAATGATATTGACTTTAATGAAGCATTATGGTTTTGCGCTGAAATTGCAAATAAAAACATAAAGGATATATTTAGAATAGAGAGATTGATGATTATAAAGTATAAGCCAAAATTTAACACAGCATACCTATAATGATTTCCGCCACACAAAGAGAATACAACTACTTCAAGCGCAACGGACATTGCTTTGATTTAGGCTCATTAGCGTACAATGAATTAACAACTGAAGGTAAGATACCAAAGAAAGCTGATAACCCGTCAAAAGGCTTAGAATACGCTAAAGACTCACTCGTAGAGGTATATGAGATAGATAAAGAATTAGCCAACGAACAAATGACTAAATACTGGCAAGATAGAATAGATAATATAGATGAATTAGTTAACAGAGCGATTAAGTTAAAAGGGAGTAGCGTGTTAAGGGATGCTGTATTTATGTATTTCAAGCGATACATAGTTAATGAATATTTTAAAACATTATAATGAAATCAGATAACGACTTATTTAAAATAGGGGCTAGATTAGCCCTACACGGACAAAGCTTCATAGAAGTGTTAGATGATATAAAAGGCACTAAGCTGTACAATAAGAAGCCTAAGATGCTGCTCAATCAGTTAATGAAAGAGTTAGAAAAGGATGTGAGTGTAGGTGGTGTGTTTGTAGAAGGTCAGGATGTAATTACTAATTTATCACAAAAGATTGATGAAATAGTTGATAAGGAATTAGATGACACTATATTTGAGTTGAAGAAAAGTTAACACCAAGCTAAGCCAGCGTTTTAATGTTTCCTTAGCAACTGTTGGATAACGGATTTTTAAGGCACGAAAAAATATGTTTGAATGATTAACAAAAAGAAACCCTGTAAAGACCCTAACAACACAGAAGATGGTAAGATGTGTTATTACTTTACCAAAAAGTTTGGTTGTAAAGATTGCTCCGCTAAATACAAGCCTAAAACAAAAACCAAGAAAGTAAGGCAAAAGATTAAGCAAGTGTCATCTAAAAGGGCTAGGATGAATCAAGCTTACACCATTTTAAGAAGATTATTTTTAGAGCAGAACCCTAAGTGTGAAGTTTATCCAAACCTAGATGCAACGGAAATTCATCACAAAATGAAAAGAAATGGAGAAAGATTACTAGATTCTACTCTTTGGATGGCAGTCAGCCGTGAAGGGCATTTATATATTCACGCTAACCCAAAGGAAAGTTACGAAAAAGAATGGTTAATTAAAGGATAGAGATATGAAACTAATAGCAATAATAGAAAACATTAAGGAGGATTTAGTATGAAAGAAACAACATACTCTTGGAGTAGAGTTAATTACACTTGCCTAGCTGCATTTTATCAAAACTATGTACTAGAAAATAAAGGTGAAGATAACATATGGAATGTCGGGGGAAAATTTGAACACGACCTAATGGAACACGCAGCTAAAGACGAAATGACGCAAGAGGATTGCTTAGAAGCCGTTAAGAATAGCTGGTACGATGCTGTTGATGGATTAGATAACCCTTTTGGATATTACAATAAAGAAGGTGAACTAGTAGAAGCCGCTGAACATTACTATAATAAAACACTTCCCTTCTTTACTAAAGAGAATACTAATTGGCTGTTAGGTGAAACTGTTTCGGTGGAGGAACACCTAGAATTTACCCTTCCTTCGGGCAAGAAATTTCAAGGCTTTGTAGATAGGGTAAGCGTTGATAGTGATGGAAAGAGCAATTTAACCATTAGGGATTACAAAATAAGCAAGCGATTCACAAGAAAAAACGTAAAAGAAAAGGCTAGACAGTTATACGTTTATGCTTATGGCTATCATCAAATACACGGACAATACCCCGAACAGCTTATATTTGAGTTCTTTCAATTTTGGGACAAACCAAAGGTTATTAAGTTCAATAAGGCTGATATGGATGAGGCTATTGAGTTCGCTGAAGGCAGAATACTAGAGATTGAGGGTAGATTAAAGGTAGAAAAAATGGGTATGAAGGGAATGTTTACCCCTGACTACAAAGAACTATTAGATGAAAAAGGAGAGCGTAATATGTTCTGTAAATCTGTCTGTGGATTTCGCAGTAGTTGCCCTTTTATTGACGGAAACCACCTCAAAATGTTTAAAACAAAAGGGTTACAGGATATAGAAATAAAAAAATAGAGTATATTCGTAAAAACTAAAATCAAATGTTATGAGTAAGTGGTTTAAATATGACACTAAAATAGATGGACTTTTAGGTTCTGGTAGGTCTGATTGGAGTAAAATGGCAAGAGAAATACTAGGAGATGTTGAGTATAGTAAAGTAGATGCTCTAAGGAAGTATATTAAGAGGAGAAACGGAAAGTTAGATTCTATTATAGATGAGTCCTTACACCGAAACAATATAACAGCTAACTCTTGGAAGGTGGCTTGGGTAAAAGATTCTGAAACGGGAACATCTACATTAGTTAAGAACGTTGACTTTAAAGACGAGGTTGTAGACTACGATTTGATTAAAGAGGATATGATTACAGAGATGAGTAAACTATCCCCTAAAGTTAAGAAATACAAGAGAAAGAATATAAAGGATGCTCATTGTCTTATTTTAGATATAGCTGATTTACATATAGGTAAGTTAGCCACAATGCAAGGAACGGGTGAATACTACGATGTAGACTTAGCGATTAGCAGAGCAATTGAAGGAAGTGAATCACTGATAGACAAGTCTAAGCCGTATAATATAGATATGGTTTACTTTGTAATAGGTAATGATATACTCCATATCGACAACACTAAGAGAACGACAACCGCTGGAACGCCACAAGATACAGATGGGATGTGGTATGACAACTTTAAGATAGCTAGAATTGTTTATTGTCAGATAATACAAAGACTTACCACAATAGCGCACGTTAATGTCATCCATTGTCCGAGCAATCACGATTATATGAGTGGATTTATGTTAGCAGATGCTGTTAGTTGCTACTTTCATAATAATAAAAACGTAACGTTAGACGTTAGTAATATACACAGAAAATACGCTAAGTATGGAGTCAATATGCTGTCTTTCTCACACGGTGATGGGTGCAAGCTAGACCAAATACCATATCTTGCCGCTCACGAAGAGAAGCAAATGTGGGCTGAAACAGAATACAGATATGCTTATTTACATCACATACACCATAAAGATATGTTTAAGTTCAGAAGCGGCAAGGACTTTATAGGCATGACTGTTGAGTACCTACGTTCTCCTAGCGCAGTAGATTTATGGCACAAAAATTCGGGCTACTTTGGGGCAAAGGTTGCTATTGAAGCATTTATACATCACCCAGAATTAGGACAGATAAGTAGGCTTACACACAACTTTTAAGAATCCTTTTAAATATTTTTAACAGAAAGAGCCTTTGCTATGTAGAGGCTCTTTTTATATTTGTATCAAATTAAAACTATGAAAAAGAAAGAATTTAATATTGAAGATGCTCTTTGCCCAGAAAGGGATAAGCTAATCATTGAAGGGGAAATTATTACCGCTAAAATAGTGGATGCAGAGTTAGACGTTATAGATTGTAAGTTTCATAATGACGGTTGCGTACATTTAAACACTAAAGACTATGCTTATCTAACCCTAACAAGAGGAAACTTAGAAATGCTTTTAGGGTTGGTTGATGAAGTAGAATTAGAAATTATTTAAAAACAATAAATTATGAATATCAACACGATAGCCTTTTGATATTGCAGGGTACTAAAAATAATAGAGATTATTAAACTAAAATAAAAAGACAATGAAGAAATACACGGCAGAAGTAGCAACGGGAATACTAATGATTATTATGTTTGCAATTATATTTTTAGGATTATGAAAGAAAAATTTATTATAGCAAATAGAATTGAATTGCATAATGGAGTAATACCGCACTCTAAGTATAGACCTGATAATAAATATATTCCATTTTATATTGCGGAAATTAAATACAGAAAAAAACATAATATTAAAACAGATGAGTGAAGATAAAATAAAGCCAAAGCACTACGAATCAGATAACGATGTTATAAAGTTTTGCTTAGATAACGATATAGGTTTCTGTGAGGGTAATATCCTAAAGTACATTAGACGATGGAAAGAAAAGAACGGTGCGGAAGATTTGAAAAAATGTAGAGAATATTTAAATAGACTAATAGAATGGGAAGAAAAGCAAAGGATTTAACAGGGTTTATAGTAGGCACTCTGACGGTATTAAATAAAGAATACATTTCTAAAAATAAACACGGTAAGGCTTGTCATTATTGGAAAGCATCTTGCGATTGCGGAAATATAGTTGTAAAAAAGACTAGTGACTATACTAGAAAAAGAGTTGGTGTCGGCTGTGATAAATGTAAAAGTATTACTCACGGTCTAAGAAAGCATCCGTTATATTCTACTTGGTTAAATATGAAAGATAGATGTTATAATCCTAAAAATGTGAAGTACGAATATTATAGTAAAAGAGGTGTTTGCTCTTTATGGGCAGATAGCTCAGAAGCTTTTATAAATTGGTCATTGGATAACGGATACAAAAAGGGATTAACATTGGACAGAATAGATAATTCTTTGGGTTATTCGCCGCATAATTGCAGGTACACAACTAGGAAAATTCAGGCTATAAATAGAGATTATACTCTTTATGGAAAGGGAGTTTTGGATGAGGTTTTAGAGTTTTTTAATGGTAAAGAAAAAGAAGAAATAAACTTTTCTGAATTAGCTAGAAAATATAACGTAGCACCAAGCACAATACGCAAGCTTTTTAATAAAGAAACATACTAAAGCTAAAGAGTACTTAGATAGACTAATAGAATATTATGAAATGGATTAATATAAAAACACAGAAACCAAAAGAGGGTATTAGAGTATTAGTACACCCTATTGATAATATAGACATTGTAATATCAAGGCTTGAAAATGATAGTGAGTTTGGTGAAGTGTGGCACGATGATGACCAAAACACATTTAAACTAAGTACTGTAAAATATTGGATGGGATTACCTGATAAGCCTAATGGTGGGTAACGTGATTGTGGTATGGTTAGAAAATTTAACGATTAAATAAAGGCTTTTCTTCGTCACAAATATTTGATAAATTTGTGACGGATTACACGTTTTGTGTAACGCTTTTGCGTATTAGCCCTCAATCACCATAGTAAATTCATCGGGAAGAATTTCATTAAGTTTTTTCATTGTAGCCTTAGATGATGTTATGTCTCTTTCTCCGTCACCATTAATATCTAAATGCTCTTTACCGCAAAGAATACAACCTAATGTGTGTATATTGTAGTTTCCGCTATGTAAAAGAATATAAGAGCGATTAGGTACATCTAAAACGTGGAAATGTCTTTTGTATTTATCAGACCAACGCTTAACTACCTTATACTCTCCCACTGGAATACAGCTTATCCTCTTAGCGTTCTCCTTCCAAGGCAACTCTAACGTACTGAATGTATATTGAACCCCGTTATTCTCGTTAAAAACGATTGCATAGCCTAGTGTTTGGTTTTCTTCGTGGCTAAATCTTTTAATTAGTAGTTTCATTTCTTTTTCTTAGGAGTAGTACTTTTAGTAACCTCTCGCACCTCTTTTTACAACCTTAGTTTTTGTAGTTCCTTTTTTCTTATTTGTAACAGCCTTAGTCTTGGTTTTACACTTAGCTTTATTTTTCTTAACCATAATTATTTTTTATAACAAACTTTTGTTCCTAGATGTTGCAGATTTCTTTAAATATTTAGACGTATAATTACAAAGGTAACGTATTATTAATTAGCACCTATAAACCTACAATTCATTTCTTTTTAGTATGAGTATATCCTTTTTTCTTTAAAGATAAATGTTGTGCCATTGTCTTAGCTACTTTCTTTACGCCTGTTTTGCTATACATATTGTGCATCTTAAATGTTTTTGCCATCTTTTTTTATTTTTTAGATTTTGCTCCCGAACACTTCCACCTCTTGCGTGATAAGTTGTTTGGTGTGTTTGGGTCGTTTTGTTTTTTCTTAGATAATTTTTTCTTTATACCTAAACTTCTTGCACAATAACTATCTCCTTTAGGTGTACCTACCTTTACCCTAGAACCACCCTTCTTAGCTTTACCTGCCTGACCGTAACTTACTTTCTTTCCAGTGGAGGTAATTTTAACTTTTGCTTTTCCCTTTCTTGGTGTAGCCATTACTTTTTCTTTATGGTTTTAATTTTACCGTTAGTAGTTCTCGCATATTTGTGAGTTTTGGTTTCTCTTATAAGAGTCCCGCTATAATTCTTACCACCGTATTTCCAACTAACCTTCTTTGCCATTATTATATTTATTATCTTCTATAACGAACCTTTGTTTTTACCTTTCTCTTAGACATAGCAGATTTCTTCGCTGCTCTAGATGTGGAATTACAAGATGGAGAGCCTCCAGCTCCCGTTGAGCAAAAACCGCTTCCTGCACCTGCCTTTCTTAGCTTATGAGTTGATTTAGCTAACGCCTTACTTCTCTTTGTGGATGATTTAATTGACGCTTTCTGTGATTTTGGAGCTGTTTTAATCCCCCTAGATGCTAATGTAGAGGTTTTAGCCTTAGCTTTAGCCGCAGAATGTGTCTTCCTAATGTTTTTTTTCTGAGCCTTGAGTTTAGTGTTTACTCTTTTTATAGCCATTTTCTTTGCCTCTTTAGTAGAGTCTTTGTTTAGTGAGTATGTGGTTTCTCCAGTCTTAGGTGACTGGCTTTCTACTACCCTCCCCTTCTTTGGGGCTGATTTAATCTTTTTCTTTAGAATACTAGCGTTGGCTTTGGCTTTAACTATTCTATCTCGCTTAGTTACTTTAGGCACTTTCTTTCTTATTCTCATATCACAAATTTAATATATTAATTAATAATTCTTTTTTCCATTCAGAAGGCAATGACTTATCCGCAAATTTAAAGCCGTTCTTCTTGCTCCAAATAGCGTATGTAGTCTTACTACCTTTTATTATTTTCTTTTGGCTATCCCCGAATATAAATCGTATATCTAAATCAGGGTTCTGTTTCTTTACAGCGAGCATCTTCCTGCGGTCACTAGAATCTAAAAAACCTTTTACCTCGATTATCATAGTAGTACCATCTTTCTTCTCTAAAATAAAGTCAGGACAATACTTATGGTCTATAACGTAACTTATCTTCTCGGTTTCATACCCAAAGTCTACACTCCTTGCTTTAAGGTTCTTTGCAAACTCACGCTCTAAATTAGAACGGTAAGGGTCTTTATTACTTCGTTTTCCTTTTCCACCTTTACTTCTTCTGCCTCTTGCCATTAGGTAAAGATACTATTTTTATATTAACTCAATCTCGGTTAAATCTTCTCTTTTAGTATAATTAATATTATTATCATCTAAAAAAGACTCCCAACCTAACGGTAAGAAATACCCCTCATTACACTTCATTGGTTTGCAATATATACCACTTTCAGTTTTTACTGAATCAAAATCATCTACTAATAACCCACTAAACATTTCTACCTCCAGTTATTACATTTGTTTGATACCAATCCCAACACTCAAACCAATCTTGAATAGCTGCTGCTGTGAAGTTTTTAGTTCCTACTGCAAATCCAGCAAATTCATTTGAGATAGGGGCGTTTGGAGCACCATTAAAGTTTCTTGAATGTAAATAAATATCTTTATTATCTAATGAGAAATTAGCACTTTGCCTATTTCCGAATTGTGTTGTATTTCTATATTGCTTGTTTTGACTTTCGGTAAACAAACCTTGAGTGTTTGTTATTGCGTCTGAACTTGACCCAGTATTTCGGTAAAAGTTATTATATGTTGTTGCCCCCGTAAACGCTGGGTCTAATGCTCTTGTTGCCGCCGCATTTAACGCCCCCATAACCCTACCGCTTGCGCTTAAATCTCTTGAATAAAAACTAATCATATAATCATTGTAAGCCGCTGCGTCTATGCCTATTCCAGTGTTTGCTATTTTTCCAGCTCCACCAGTCGCCCCCGTAGGTGTAAAATCCCCAGCAATAAAATTTGTATAGGTTATATCGTTAACTCTTAGTAGGTCTAATTTATACCCAGCCGCAGACGCAGTACTATCATTTGAAGGACAATAAGGATAGATTGAAGTTACATTAAACGCACCACTCCAAAAGTTAGTACTATGTGTAGTTCCTATTCCTTTTAACCTTGTCACAAAACCGTTAATAGCTTTTTGTTGGATTGCGTTCATAGATACGCCCGTATCCGTTTCGTGAGCCGTAATAAATGTTTGAGCGTCTGGGTCAATACCTCCTAATGTGAGGTCAGCAAACAACTCTTGTTCATTCTCAAACTGAATACCTAAAGACTTTAACATAAGAATCTCTGACTGCAACTCCATTTCATTCTCAAAGCTTATACCCAACCCGCGAACTATCTTTAAGTCAGCGGAGAGTTCTTGTTCATTCTCAAGGCTTATGCCAAGCTTACGAGCTATCTTTAAGTCAGCGGAGAGTTCTTGTTCATTCTCAAGCTGAATACCTAAAGACTTTAATTTAAGAATCTCTGACTGCAACTCCATTTCATTCTCAAAGCTTATGTCTAGCTTATGAACTATCTTAAAGTTAGAGGGCGTAGATATTCCACCCCCTCCACCTAGAGAAGCCCCCGTACTAAATATACCTCTGCGTCCTAGCTTACCCAAACTACGCTATTTTCACCTTATAAACTGCTGCGTTTGCTTCAAACTTAACCCCATCTCCCGTTGTGATTGTTTTAGATGCTGTTAATGTATCGTATGATAAAAGGTTTCCACCCGTTGCATCGTCATATATAGCAGCATAATCTGCTGTTGCTCCTGCTGATGCACTTGGCGTTATAGTTATCTCTGCTGTGTTGTCTGCTTGACGGAAGTTACCGCTAGTAGTAACACCACCCAAAGCAATTGCATCTCTAGTTGTTGAACCTTTTATTGTGTTTGTTATTTCTGTACCCGCTCCCGATGGGTCGCCATTGAATAAGGCGATGTACACTGTTGTTGGCGCTGTGGGCATATCAGTTCCCTTTACCCAATCAATTAATTCGTCTGCTAAATATTGTGAAAATGGCATAATTTGTTATTTACTTGTTTGTTATTTACTTGTTTGTTTTTATATTTTTGATTCTATTATTTCAAGTCTCCTTGAATATTCTTTATGGCGTTCATCATCTCTTTTGATTAACATTTCAACCATTGCGTCTATCTTATTAAGCTTCTCCATAGCCGCATCTTTACTTTGATTACTCGCCTCTTTATGTGCTGTAAGTTCTATTATCTTTTGTTCTCTCACAGCATCTTCCTTATCGTTAGCTTCTAAGCGTTCTAATATTCTTAGCACTGTTTCTTCAAACTTGTCCAATCTACCAACAGAACTTTTTACGGTTGTCCTTACATCTGCATACCCCGCAACTATAGCCACAAGTGCTATAAGAAAGTCTATGTGATTTAATAGCTCCTCCATTACTTATTACTTCTTTTCTGCGAATTTTTGAAATACTTTAGTTCCCGCTGAATAAGCAAGTAGAGTAACTACCATTGGTAAGGCATCGCCTATTGTTATATTGCTTACAAATACAGAGCAAATAGATATTAATATACCAGCCATTGCAGCTATAAATGTCTTTAATCTTGTAATGGATTTAACTCCATCGCTCTCTTCAAAAAACCCTACTTGTCCGTTCATTTCTCTTTGGTTATTTTATAGTTAGTTATTATTGAATCACCACAGCTAGTTAACACTGTAATTTCGTATTGTCTTTTACCCCAACGTGGAGTCCAATTCCAATTGAATAATCTCTTTCTTTCATCTGTAGTCACTATCGCAAGTTCTGTCTTGTCTTTTACGCTGAAATCTCCTATGGTGTCCATATTAAACCACATAAAATCCACTTCTAAGCCGCAAGTGTTATAAGATGCTCTGTTTATCATTAAGCCCTCAAAATCGCTTGTAATTATCTTTACGGTATCCCTACTATATTTCTCTGTTCTTATGTATTGAATTTCCGTTATTGTCTTAGGATTCTTTTTTAAAGAGTCTAATACCCATTGGAGTTCTTTCTTTTCTTTTAATATTTCTCTAAAGCCCTTCTTGCTTATTGTAGCCTCTTGGGTTGAACGGGAAATATCTAAAGCCATTGACTGCAACTCTCCTTGCGACTTCTGATTCTTATTTCGTAAGTCCGTATTCTTATTGCAAGTAAGTAATAATAGCGCAAATAATAGCCCGATTACTATAAAATGCCAATACTTAACTAATATCTTGGCTACTATGTCAAGTGCAATACTCACTACTTATTTTTGGTTTCCGTAGTTAGTAACTGTTACTGTACAAGCACCCGTTGTAGAGCCTTCTACATATATAGGCTTTACGAAGTTATATCCTAAGCTACCTTGTCTGTCTGCTAGAAATCTACTGTTATCTGATGTGGTGGAGGTAATTGTAACTCCATCTACTTCTGTATCTACCCCTTGGTCAGCCGCAATTCCTATTGATATAATCTTACAATCTTCTTTGTCGATTACTTTTAATGCTGTTGTAGATAGGTCAGATGTAAATGCAGAATTAAGTAATCCGCTAACACCATCTCTTTCAACCCATTCCACTCGTCTTGATTCCTTTTGAGTTGAGTCTGTTATGAAGTCACCTACCTTTACTTGGTCGGCTGTGCTTGTTATAAATGAAGCCCCGAATGTATCAACAGTTCCAGTTGCAGCAGCATCGGCTGGAATAAATGTGTCGGTTGTTACGTTAAATGTTGCCATATTGGTTATTTTTTGTTAAATACAAAGATACTAAATTTAAAATTACTTGATTATTTAAGTTTAGGCACTTTAGGTGTCTTTAGGGTTGGTAATTTCAAGAAGCTAGATGATTCGCTTCCGCTTTTATCTGTTTTACTTCTCCTTTCTATTGTCTGCATAGCTTTTTCAGCAGCAGAGCCAACTTCTCTTGGCATTAAGCCCATTAAATATAAACCATATATAGGAGCTACCACTTGCATTACGGCTTTATCGTTTTCAGATATTCTCTTTTCTATATCCTTATCGGTAAAGTATTGCTTTGCGTCAAAAAGAGGAACGTCATCTATATCTGCCGCCATATCTAACATCTTATAGAATTTCTGACCCTTCTCATAGGGGATACCTAATAATCCTAAGTCGTTACCATAGCTTTTATCATAAGCGTATATCCTATCTTTCTCTTCTACATTCATTTTTTCGTATGTAGGCTCAAGTATTTTCTTGTTAAATGTGTATGCAACAGCCTTGTCTAATGGTGGTGCTGGTGACAATACATCGTTTATTCCGTTATTAAGCAGACTTCTCTTGAATGTTTTAGCTTGTTTCTCCTTAAACTCTTCTTCATCCTCACCTAAAAGCATTACATTAACCATATACCCTATCATATATGTTATAGCTCCTTGCAGTATCCTATACGCAACTAATTCCGTAGTAGCTCCTACCAAAGATTTAGCAGCCATTTGCTTCTCTGGCTTAGTAGAGTTCTTTGACTTTAGCGCCTTTACATCAGTCCATATTCTTGTTTTTATATTGAACGCAAAACCAGAAAACGGGAAGAATATAGATTTAACTATTCTTGTAGATAGTTGCTTGCTAGTGAATAACTCACCCATTAATTCCTTAGTAGGAACGTTTTGTTGACGAGATACTTGCAAGTCAGCATATATTGAAGCTTCCCTATCTAATTTATCAAACTGAACTTCTTTGCCTTGCGACTTCAATCTCTTCGTGTAGTATGACACCCAAGATATTCCTGCCGCTGCTTTATCAGGATTTTCTATAGCCATTTTTAGTGACTTATCTAGGGCTTTATTTAAAAGATTTGGTCTTCCGTCTAAATACTTGTTTACTTGATTATCAATGTTTGCTGTTGATTCTAGCCCTCTAAATGATGTTATAGACTCTCCTAGTATTTTCTTCTGACCCTCTCTTACCTTAAAGTCTGGCAATGTAAACCCTTTTCCTACTAGATTAATTACCGTGTTAAGCATTACTGGTACGAATTGCTTTATTGGTTGACCTAGTCCTACTAGAGCTAATCCTGTAGATGTTTTACCTATTCTATTCACTAACTTTGATGCTTGCATTGAATCCTCATCCATTGGGATAGAGTTTTGTTTTATATTATCAATAAGGCTTATTACTCTACCTCTTAAAAATTTGTAATCATCGGTTGACTTAAATAAGTCTCTAATAGCATCGCTATCTATAAACTCTGATAAATATTGGATGTCTTTTGCTGTATTAATATCCGTTAATATCGACTCTAAAGATTTAACCATATTTTCCTCAAAAGATAAATCTACATACCTTCTTTTAGCCAATGTCTTTGGAGACACTACCTCGTTAAACCTTCCGCTTTTCGACTTATCTATATTATCAAAAGAACCTAGAAACGATGAGCCTACTTGCTTTGGGTCTTTATTTTTTGACTCAACACCTTTTATTCTTTTATAGGTGTCTGGAAGATAATTATTCTCCTTATCTAGCATTGTGTTATACACAGCCATAGATACATCACTCATACTATCGAAATGCTTAGAGAACTCATCTACCCAAAAATTAACAGCATCAACGTTATTTTTTTCCGCCTTACTCTTTACTTCATCAAAATTCTTAGAATCTCTAACTACTTTATTGTAAACACTTAGGTACGATTCATACTTCTCGAAGTCACTCTTCTCTAGGTCTGACAATGTTTCTGTTAATAGCTTTTTCCTTCTTTCAAATTCAGCTACAGAATCATCCTTAAACCTTCCTAGATATGCTACTATTCCTCTTTCGTAAACATTATCCTTACTAAAGAAATCTTTTACATTTTTAAATTTATTATTGTATTTATCAAATATTTTTTTGGAGTATTTTTGAGAATCCTTATATCCTTTTAGTACATCAAAAAACCTAGATTTATCTATAAATTTAACCAAACCCTCAAATCCAAATATACCTTCAGCTATTAATGTTGTAGAGCCTACTCCTTTTAAATATAGTCTAGCTAATGTTTTTGAAAAACTCTTTAGTGTATCTCCAATCATTAGGCTTTTACCAAAAGAAATCTCACTTATTTTAGGTCTTCCTTTTGCGAATGATATAGCGTTCTCTTTAGCCGTAGCTCTTGCTGTTATTAAATCAACATTATCTATATCAAGATTTTCTATAGCGTTGTTAATAGTTCTAATAGCCATAACCATATCCTTGTAGTCTAATAAGTCTAGCCTAGCGTTAGATAAATCCCTTAATCTTGACTTTACGTTTTGAGGGGCTTCCTTTATTACCTCTTTAAGAGCCTTTTGTTGTGCGGATAAATATCTACTAGCAACCTGCCTAAATGCCTCTATGTTTTTACTAGGGACATCCTTACCGCCCTCTATAGCGTCAATAACTTCTTTTATCTCCTTAGATGTCATTGACCCGTCAATAGCGCCCATATCAGCGTAATCAGAGAAGTTATCTAACAGTTTCGCTTTACTTGAAGATTCATTTTCAGAAAGCGCCTCTTCTATGTAGTTGTTAATTTTATCTTTATTTATTGGAGACTTAGTTTCAACTCCATCCATCTTCACTATTGGCGCTGACAGCGCATTATTCAATTCTCCCGCAAACTCTAGATATTCATCTATATTAGATACATCCTTTGGGTTTATCAAAGAAAATCGTTTAGCTATATTTTTTAACGTAGCTATTTGAGTCTTTGACTTAGATTTCCTTTTAATGCTCTTTGATTTACTATTAGCATCGGACAGTTTTTTATTATAATCCTCTATTTTCTTTAAGTCATTTAGGTCTTGTATGGCGTTTATTATTCTTCCTACTGACTCTTGAAGTTGTTTATCACTAGAAACGTCCTTTCCTATTTGATTAATTATAGTTTTAACTTCCTTTATTCTAGCAGACTTTATACCAGACTTATTCATTTTATCAAGTAAATCCCTAGAAAAGTCTTTTAATAACTTTCTATTGTCTTTTTTCTTTTTATTTAGCTCGAATATACGTTTAGCTTTCTCTTGAAGAGATGTTCTTATCTTTTTTACAGCAGCCTTTTTCTCTCTAATAAAAGCATCTGATAACTCTTCTACGGCTTGTTTTGTTTGTTCTTTTTGAGTAAGCCCTTCAGTCTCATCCTGTACAGTTCTTATTCTTTTTCTTTTAGGCTTAGGTGGATTAGATAAGTCTTTTTTATCAATCACTACTGTATCTCCGCTAGGAGTCTCAACACTCACCTCGTTACCCAAATCCTCGACAACCTTACCACTTAAAATATCATCACCTACTTTGTAATTTATTTTTTGCTCTGGCTTTAATTTAATTTTTGCTGTCCTTATTCTCACTCTCGGCTTCTTCTTTAACGCATCTTGCTTTTCAAGTGACTCTGATATATCAGAAAACTCTTCTGGAAGTAAGCCTATCTTCTGGTCAGCAAAAGAACCTATCTCGTAGATTTCATCAACTATCTTTTGAACCTGCTCTTTCGGAGCTCCTTCCTCTCTTAACCTTCTAGCTTCTTGCCTTAGAGCTTTTATCTTGTCGTTAGCACCAGAGAAGTTTACCCATGAGTTCTGCCCCCTAGTCTCAGTAGTCATGGCTCTTCTTGCTAGTGGAGAAAACATTCTTGCGTGTAAATTCCAAGCATTTTCCTCCCCAATAGCTCCAAACCCGTTACCTAACTCTGCGTGACCGTAAAAGTCATGTATAGCTCTGAATAAGTCATTCACAAGCATTGGCACTCCATTAACATCTACGAACTGAGTTCTTGCTAATAATGGGTTCTCTGCTCTCTGCTCCTCAGTTATGGCATTATCTCCAAAACCACTTTCTGTTGAGAATATCTTGATTTTCTTATTTTTTCTAAGGTCATCAATCATTTCTTGAGCGTTAGCATAAGGCTCTTCGTTGTTTATCTCAACAACGTATCCTGCATCAACAAAGTCTTTATACTGCTCAATAGTCTCTTTAGCTAATGCTTCGTAAGCCTTTCTAACCTCAGGGTTGTTAGGGTCGTTCTTCATCGCTTCAAAGGCATCACTGAGTCTCTTAGCTCTCTCTACATCGAGCTCTCTTGTTCCTTGGAACTCTTTCCTCGGTTTACCGAAAACTCTTTCGTAATATCTATCAGCAATTTCCTTAACTGCCTTGAGGGGCTCATTGAAGAGTCTGTTCCCTGCACTTGGTTTTGTTTTTGTTTCATTTGCTTGATTTTTAGCTAATTCGTATGCTTGATTGTAGTCTTCTATTCTAGCACCATCTCCTGCCTCGTACTGACCGTTAGGGTCGTATACAAAGAACACGTTGTCTGGTCTACTTTTTAGGTTAGTTCCATCCCATCCTTCTGGAGCTATCTCTGGGTTGAATGTCATACGAGCAACAGGTCTGAAACCATTTTCAATATATATCTGCTCCAACGTAGTTCCTTCTCCAGTTTCTTGGTTTATACCAAAGGCTTCGAAGAACTTACCTCCTGCTTTTATTCTTGCTTCCTGCAATACTTTTGCTGCACCTCTTCTTCCAGATTTTGGCTGCTTGAATAGACCACCCATGTATCCGTCTTTGGTAACATACCCCCCTGATTTTCCATCAGAAGTCATGAACAGCTTACCTCCGTCAGCCTTTATTTTCCTAACACCCTCTACGGTTAGTGGTGTATCCTGAAGTGCATCATCACTCCTTTGAGCCTTAGCCTCAGCCTGTGAAGCAACGAACTCCTCTATTCTGTCGTCTCCAATCTCAACAACCTCTTCAGTGGTATAAGCCTCAGCTTTTTTCTTACCTTCAGGTATAGCGGTTTCAGCAGCAGGAGCTTTCTCAGTCTTAGCTTCGCTGTCTTCTTGCTGTACTTCTTCACTCGCTTGATTAGATTTTAACTCAGCTAATTCAGCATCATATCTAGCGTTGGTTTTTTCTATATGGTTATCATAAATCCTGCTTCTTTGCTTTATATAGTTGTTACCATATTCTTTAGCCTCGTCTAATGTTTCAAATGTTTTTCGTTCTACTACCTTTTTTGTTGAGTCTTTATCCCCTTGATTTATAGATATAACTGTTGAAGGTGTTCCATTAGCATCTTCAAACGCTACTACTGATATAAATTCATCTTCATATTGAGAAGCAACAGTTTTTCCTTTAGCACCATCTTTTTGTGAACTTGTGCTTTGTAATGGAGAGTTTAACTCTTCTTGTCTTCTTCTTCCTATATCAGCTTTTTGAGATTCTACTTCTTGCTGTACTTCTTCACTATCTCGTTTACCCTCTTGCATATCTGCTGTGGGTTGCTCAGTTGTTTCTTTTCCATTTGTTTCCTCTTTTTGAGCGGATAATTTTTCAAGCTCTAAGTTAATATCCTCTATTTCTTTTTTTACGCCAGCTTGTTGTGTTTCATCTAATTGAGATAATTCCTCTGCCTTAGAGTCTCTTTCCATCATTAATTTAATAGACTCTGCTCTATTTGTATTGTCCTTCGATAGCTTACTATCATATTCAGATACAGTTGTTATTAAATTTAATGATGAGTTATAATCATCTTCTGATAGCTTACCAGACTCATAAAGTTCATTAAATGATGCGGCTGCATTATCTCTGTCTTTTAGTATCTCATCAATAGATGGCGCTGTAATGTCTTTAGGATTCTTATTTATGTTGTTATAAACAGCCATAGCACCCTTGCTTCCGCCAGATAACATCATTGAGCCTAAGAATGTAGATATAGCCGTTTCCGCACCTTCTTCAGAGGCAATGAAGTTTTTCATTTCATTATATAAAATACTACCACCCTCAAGAGAATATAGCCCATCATCGCCTTTTAGAATTTCTTCATTACCCTTTTCTATCCCACCTTGAAATAACTCAGTACCCGTTTCTTTTAAAGATGCAGACAATAGGCTAGGCGCTTTTTTATTTATCTCATCCTTAACAGCTTTTTTGAATACGTTTTTTTGCATTACGTTCTTAAACGCCTTAACTCCGAATCGCTCAGATAGAACAGAAACAGCACCTAAACTCATTGCTGTAAGTTCATCTTCTAAATCTTCTGTTATCACCTCCTCTGGTGTCTTACCCGTTTTCTCAGCCTCAGCCTTTACAGCGCTCTCCCACATAGGCTCTCCCATTTCTGCGCCCATAGATGCCCCTCTACTAGCTAATGCCCTGACCATTGAGCCAGCGAAATTAACAGTACTACCAACTACTGCTGATGCAGCCCCAGAATAATCACCATCCTTTATAGATTTAATTATTTGCTTTGTTGGCTCTATTTCTTTTCTTAATTCCTCTAATTGATTTCTGTTATATATTTGACCTTCTGCTGGAGTTTGCTCCACTAATCTAATTCCATTAGCATCTATAATAACTCTAGTTTCTTTTTCATTGCCCTCTGGTGTTAACTGAGATGCCACTTGAATGGATTGGGCTGGAATCATCTTAGTCTTAGTCCATTCGTTTTGAAAAGCCCTACCTATATTCTCCCAAGGAGACATTTCTTCTATTTCTTTTTCTTGCTTTTGCTTATTATATATATTCCGCTTATCTTGAAGTTCATTTAATGATGATTGATACGCATTATTAATTTCACTTACCCGCTTGTTTAATGCAGCGGCTAGTTCTGGCTTCTTGCTGTCTATACTTTTTTTAGCCTCTACTTTATATTTATCAGATTCTTCGGATAGTATTTTATTAGCATCTTCTACCGATATATTCCCAGAATTTATCTGCTCTTGTAATTGGGCTTTTCTTACATCTAATTCAGCTAAAACAGAATCCGAAACTTGCTTGTTGATAATATCAAATTCTGAACTTATACTGTCAGATACGGATTTTATTTCCATATCAACAGAGTCCCTTAAAGCAGATATGTCAGTTTCATATCCCCCCGTATTTTTAGCAACTTCTTTTTCCAATTGCTTTACACGGTTAAATTCTTCTGATAACTTAGCCTCTTCTTCGGCTATGTATTCGGGGTCATACGTTTCTCTAGGCTGTTCTTGACCAGAATCAGTTTCCGTAGCTTTAGGTGCTTGCGATAAAAAGTAATCTAAATCAATCCCTTCTCCACTCTGTTCTGAAGTAGGTGATTGCGTTTCCGATGAAGATGTTGTAGTAGTACCTTCCGACTGCTCTAATGGCTCTTGTGAGCCTTCGGGCTTTCCCATAGCACCACCCCCATCGGTGCTTTGCGCTATATTAAATTTAGATTCAAAAGATTCTACCTTATCTAATGGTATATAATATTTCTTTCCCTCTACATTGTCGTAATACTTTGCCTCTTGTGCGTCTGGAAATTTAGATATAAAAGCTTCCGATTTCTCATTTGGAATAGCGTATTTCTTTCCACCTGCTATGTAATATTTTTTATCCATTATCCTTTAACTTCAAATTCTGAAAAATCTTCTACCACCTTAGCTCCACCTACATTAGGCATATCACCTTCTTGTGGAATATAATCAAATCCCTTTATATACTCACCAAAAGTGTCACCTTTCCTTTTCTCGTTCAAGAAAGTTTTATGTAGTTCGTCTATACCTATTGGGTCGCTTCCATCTTGTTTAGCGAAGTAAGTAAATCCATCTTCTTTTATTTGCTCTGGATTTTCGTAAGCCCTTACATCACCTAGCATTTTATAAATTTCTTTCCTATTGGGGGCTACTAAGTTTTTATTTGACTCATAGTCAAGTAACTCTGTGGTTTCTGTTTTTGGCTTTATTTTTCCGCTTAAAACCAACTTCTCTACCTTAGCTAATTTTTCTTCATCATTTAATTCATTAAAATTATTTAATTCCTTAGTATTGGCTTTTAATAATTCTTTTGCTTGATTGTATAGGTCAAGAGTTTGCTCATAGCTAGAAAGTTTTTTATTTACCACTAGTTTTAAATCTCCATCACTTCCTTCTGTTACTGAAACTATTACCCCTGTAACTACCTCCCCATTCTTACCTTTTATTTTAGATAGCGGTAAGGTCTTGCCATCTTTGGGAATAATATCTACATAATTCATATTAATATCTACATTTGGAAATCCAAGACCCTGAGGAACACGCCCCTCCTCTTTTCTAGTACCTTCTGATACCCCATAATTATATTCTAAGCTAGAGCCACCGCCTCGACTATACGTTGGTTTAAATTCTTTATCAGCTTTTGGAGTATTCTCAGCCCACTTATCAAAAACAACATCATCTATTTGAGATGATAATGTTGATTCTATTTCATCATATTCTAAATCATTTTTTTCAGCGTATAAATTATAAAAACCTCTATTACCCGTCATAAAGTTACTTACGGCTGCTATCTTTGCATTAGGGTCTACATTAAATGCAAATCTACCATAGGACTTGTCCCCTAGATTACCAGCATACTCCATTTCTCCCGTAGATGATGATTTAGCAAAATCGTAAACATTATTCTTTAAGGTTTCCCATTGGGTCATATCAGGCATTGGCGCAAATTGACTTTGAGTTATATTCATAGCTTTAGCCATTGCTTCTTCAAAAGTCAGATTCTTAAAATCTTCTTCAAGCTTTAACCCTAATAATTTATCACCATCCAAGCCAGAATATATATCTCCAGCCGCTACTTTAGTTGCCCTATCTTTTAATGCAGTTCCTATGCTCTTATATGCCCCAGCCTTTGATTTTAATCCGTTTAGCCCCACTACAATTTCCTCAGTAGATAAATCTCCCGCTCCTTTTATAAAAGCATCTATTTCGGTATTTATCTTGTTCTTTATTTCTGGCGACCAATTTGATTCTATGGTAGGAATACCCTTTAATAAGTCTACCCTAGTTTCTTTATCCCTTTGAGCAAAGTTCTTTTGTTGAGCCTCTTGTTGCGCTTCTATACCCCTTTGTTGGTACGCACGCCTATTTTGGTCATCTATAAACGTTGTATCTAACTCTACCTTAGGGTCTTGCGCTAATCCGTAGCCCCTTAAATTCTGTGGTTTTCTTTCTAATGCCATACCTTATTTAATTATTGCGGTGCGTATGAAAACCCATTACCCCCTTGCGGTGCTTGTGATTGAACGCTTGTAGGCGTTTTGATTGATTCCATTTTAGGTATATTCTCTGGCCTTCCACCTATTCCTCCGCCTAAGCCACCTCCAGCAAGACTTGCTGCAAATGAAGATGCTTCACCTAGCGTATTTACTATCTGCCCTGCCCCTGAGTACATCATCTGCTCTCCCGCACCTTGTAGTGCCATTGCGTAGTCTTGGTCAAAGTAATTGCTGCTTAAATCCCTTGCATAATTTTGTTGTTGGTTTCCTATCTGAAAGTTTAATCCTCTGTTTGCGTAAGTATCCATTTGACCTATCGCATTACCTTGAAAGCTCATTGCCGTTCTTTCGTTAGCTAACCTCTGATTAGCATCCATAGAAAGTAATTCCTTATACGCATTTACAGCATTTTGGTCTACTTGTGCCATACCAACTAATCCACCTCTACGGCTTGCATTAGCGTTTAATGTTTGTGCCTGAGAACCTTGTATATTCTCTAAATATTGTTCCTTTAGTTCTTCTGGAATACCCTCTTTAGCTGCTTCATCATACCTAGCTTGTAAAGAGGATATTTCAGACATTCTTTGATTAGCAAGCGCTTCCATTGTGCCTTGCTGTATTTTCTGCTCCCTTTCGTTCTGAAGGTTTAATGCCATTTCTTGAACATTTGCTGTATTAGCCGCAAGTTTTCCTTCTTTTCTTTTTTTATGTCCTTGAAACATTTTAGTGCCACCTATAGCTGCTTTACCTAATAATGCTGTGCCACCTAAAACTGCTGCTACTGTTACGAAACTCATATCTCTCCTTTTAATAGTTTTAAATCATCTAAGGTAATCATTGGGTCTTGAAAATCCTTAGCTATAACTTCTTCTTCAATTTCTTTTACGTCCGTTAATTCTGTTGCGTGAACCGTTACAAACACACAATCTGTATGCGTGTATATGATTCGTTTAGTCCCTACCTTTGTTATGCCGTGATGAGGTGCTTTTAAATGAATTATACCTTCATCTGTTAATACTGACATTTCCCCTTTCATAAGGAAAAAAGGATGCTCTTTCTTGTGTATCTTAGTGACTAATAATTCGTTAGCAGGATTAAATATTTCTCTAATATAACAACCATCGGCAAAGCTATTCTTTACGGGATTACGTTCCTGTAATTCTTCCTCGCTCATCCAAATATCGTTATCGTGTCCTTGCTGCTCTATGGCTGAAATCTTTTCTCTAAAGTCTTTACGCTTTTTAATCTCCTGACCTATCTCCCACGCTTCATCAAAATTAAACGTATGCTTTAAACCTAATTTTTCTGTATTCGCTATAAATTGAGCCTTAGACTCTTCTTTTGTTAAAGGAGCTTCTGCAATTTGATTATCTATGTCTTCCATTTTCATATACTACAAATATACGTTAAATAAGGCTTTTAACATATCTTAATGTAGAGCTAAATACTTTTACTAACGATGTAGCTGTATTGTTGATTTTAGCAATAAAGTATGTGCCTATCATTAAGTCCCCTTGTGTAATAGGATTTGTTATGCCGCCAACAAGAGGCGTATTCTCATCCATTAGTATGTTAGCCCATTGCCTTCCTTCTTTTTCCTCGAAATCTCCGTTGATTAAGCTAGTGCTTTGTCCTCTTTCGTTTGTTCCGCTGTCCAAGTAGAAGTTAGTGTCTGTTGATTCTATCTCTAATGCCCTAGCGTTCTTTGTGTTAGTAGGCTCTGCGGCAAAAGGAATGGTGATATATGATTCGTGTTGAGAACCGTAAAAGTTTCCATAAGAGGAAACATTAGGGCTGTTATGTAAATAGAATTTGCCATCTTTACTAGAGCATAATCTACTTCTCGCACTACCGAATGCATCACCTTTGTAATCAAAGAAAGACATCCATTTATTATTCTTGGGGGAGTAATTAAGAACGTATTGCTGTCCTTGTATTACCTCTACGTCAACAGCGGGATTGTATGTCCCCGAACTTGTTACGGTTGCTGTTATTGTAGTACTTGTTGTTTTAGACCAATCTCCACTACTAACCGTTTCTGTTACAAATGGTGCGGCTGTAAATGTTTTTAACACTATATCTTCGCTTAGTTCAAGCTCTTTTATTTGTGCTTCTGTTAGCGTTATTACTATTGTTGTAGGTGGAGTGGTTGCAACTGTTCCCGTTGATGTTGACTTATTGTTTATTGATAATATAAACGTATCGAACTCTTTATCGTAAACGCTTTGTATTACGGGTTTATTGATTAACCTTTGAGAGCGTATAAGAACTTCATCAAAAAAGAATCTCATTCCAGCATCACTAATAGGTTTCACTTCTATGCCACTTGATATTAGTACTGTGTTTTTGTTTCTATCTACAAACATTGATGCTCCGCCAAAATAGGAAAGGCTCTCTGGATTGTCTGATATACCATAATCTGATACAGAATATCTAGGAGTTCCGAATACATCAGTAGTTTTACCTACGAAATTATTACCGTCTAATGAGTTTATTTCCGTTCTACCCATTGGTAAAAGCCCCATCTTTCTGTCGAATAATACTTTTAGATATTCGTTTTCAGCAAATATCTTTCTTATAGTTCCGTATTCGTTCTTTAGTTCCCTAAAGTTTATATCGTAAAAGAATCCTAGTCCGTTTATGTTAGTGTTTTGTACTAACGGGTCACTCCACCTTAATGTTGTGTTAAGCGCAGGTAGCCTATTGTCTTCTAGTGCTACTAATGGCCTTTTTAAGCTAGTAGACCTAGATGCTGTTCTTATATCCGCAAATGGCACTTCTAGGAAGAATGCACCGCCTACCGCTGTTCTACCCGTTGTTGGTATTGTTTTACTAGGAGGAAAGTTATCAGCGTCATAGTCTAAGAATGTGTAGCTTAAATACATATCGCCCACGTTTTTAGGATTATATACTAAATCCGTAAGGCTTGATATTACTTGGTTTTGACTTGGCGCATCGGGGTCGCCAAAACCCGAAACAGTATTTATTAAAGAATCTAATCCTAAGTGGGCTAAATCTCCATTAGCATCATATCCTACCTTACAAGGATAGCCAAACTCTCTCCATAAGGCATTATTTTCATCTGTGCTTTTTTTGTAAACTTCTAAAATATCATCACCAAGTGGTTTTGTCGTCCAACCGCTGCTATCTATCTTTATGTACTTCTTGAATTTTATTTTATCTACTACGATATTAGCTCCAGAGCCAGAAGTATCAGAAATTCTTATTGTAGGAAAAGATGTAAAGCCAGAGCCAGCGGTTAAAGATATGGGGGTACTTATTGCACCAGTTGCATCAACACTAACAGTTACAGTGCAGTTTTCACCACCACCACCAACTACAGTAACAGTAGGTGACAGGCTATACCCGCTGCCTCCATCTAGTATCATTGCCGAAGCTATTTCTCCTGAATCAATAGTTTCTATTACTTTAGATTCATCGTATTGAGGCCAATAGGAAGATGCCGATGCATCATATACCCCCCTGACGTAATATTCATCACTAAAACTAAGGGGAAATTGACTATCATCGTTATCATTATTAAATGTTCTTGGTATTTGAAGGCTAATTAATGATTGACCGTTAGCCGCTACTGGAGTGTCAGCCCCCGCCATAAATTGATAGGCTAAAGGTGTACTTCCCTCATAATCAATACCTATTGGTAAGTAACATAGTTGCCAAGTTTTAGCCCAAGATGGCGGTGCGTGACCTATTCTCATATTTAGACTAACGGCTACACTAGGGGTCACTGCTATTGAATCATACCAATCTGTTTCTTTTTCTAAGTCAAAATTAGTTAATACCGTAGACAGCCTTCCCTTACCATCTGAATACCTTATACCCCATTTGTATTTTGCGCCCGTCTTTAAAGTCCTTTCATAACTTATACTAGGGGATGTTACTCTAGGTGCGCTATATACATAAGATGCAGCCATATCTAACTCTACGCCACTAATATCTAAATTTTCCTCTATGTCGCCAAATACCAATCTATTATCTTCCGTAACGGCTATTGTTCCTGCTTTTTTAGGGCAGAAAGAATACAATTGATTAGCCTCATTTTGGTCTATCGGCACTTTAGCGCAGTTATTATCAAAGATTACCTCGTAGAATGATTCGTATTGAACCCCACCACCCGTTAATCCCCAATTGCCATTCAGAGCAAATGTACTTGTATCGAACTTAGTAAACCTATATTTATTTGATGCGCTAATATCAGAACCATCTATATCAGCAAACTTATACCAATCTCCAGAGTTGCCATCTCTACAATCTCTATATGCCACTTCTATTCTCTTTAATCTATTAGGTATAGAAGAGTTTCTATACACCCTAAGTTTTAATGCGCTGTAAGCAGTAGTAGGGTTAGCAAATAAATTTGTATTGTATGTATTCATTTCTGATATAGGTGACCAAGCACCATACATATCATCGTCAAACACCCATCTATATCTAAACTGAAAATACTTACCGATAAGTGAGTTATTAGCACCTCCCGTTGTAGGAATATCGCTTAGTAACGTTTGATGTAGCGGCTGTAACGGGCATAAATCAAAATGCTCTGCTTGTAATGCAGTAGGGTATTCAGACCCAATTAATTTATCTACGTTAATATATTTAGGCTCGTTATGATTGTCAGTCCAAAACAATAACGTTTGACCATCTCTTATTATTATAGCTGAATCTATGTAATTATTCTCTTGAAAGTTTAAATAGTTGCCTATCTCCTTCCAAATTAATGAGTTCTTTTCGGGGTCTTTTTCTCCTGCATAACTAGCGGATGTAAACCCAACTAAACAAATATAATATTTATTCTCTGAAGATATACCGCCCGTTCTTAATACTACATCACCAGCGGTGTAAGATGTTGCGTATGTAGGTGTAGCCCCGCCCAAAGTACCTACTATTGAATAAAAGTTATCTCTAACTAATAATCTAAGGGTTTCATCTAAATAGCTATAATAAAGAATTATATGAGCTCCCTCACTACTCCATAGGAATATATAAGTTCTTTGGTTTTCTTCGTCATCTTGTATCTTAACGCATTTATATCTACCACCAGACGGTAATGTATAACTTACTTCAAGTGTACTCTTTACATTTTCTAAGGCGTTGTCATTCCCCCCATCAGTACTTGATACATAAAAGTTCTTAGCCTCTATGTACTCACCTTCTTTTAGGTATCTAGGGTCGGAATCTTGGTTCATTCCAAGATAAAAAAAACGTCTATCCTCTTGTATCATTAACTTTTAGTAAATGCGCTGCTCTTTCTAGTCTGATTCATCATTTGGTTTTGTGTCATTGAACTGAATCTTTCAGCCATATGATAGCAAGACCAAGTGAACTTATGCTCTAAATCTTGTATAACACCTCTTGGTGTGCTTTTTCTTCTTCTTTTACTAAACAATTCTATACCCGCCTTAATTGGCTCTCTCATAAACTGATGAACTATAAACTCTCCGTTTATTGTGGAAATATCTTGAAGGTATATTATCATATACTTGTCAGTAGTGTTTAAGCCTCCATTTACGTTGATAAATCCTCTTTCGTAGTCTATACTCCACTCACCATAAACAACGTGTCCATTGCTACCGAAATTGCCTCCTAAGTTCTCTCCGTGTCTACTTACGGATAGGCTGTTGTTAAAATCTCCGTAACCGTTTGATTCAGCTAACCTTCCCGTAGAGGTTTGTCTTTCTGTATTGCCTTCACTATCAGTTCCTCTTGCGTTGGCGATTTTATTGCCTAACCCTAATGAAATGAAATGGTTTGCGCTATTTACAATTCCTAAGTCTATAATTCTTACGCAACCCGCAGGAATTACTATTTGGTCGTTAGAGTTTAATGTAACAAACTTACTTACAGGTATGCCCGTAAAATCATACTCCATCTCCCTTAATGCTTGTATAGCAAAGTCTAGGTAAAAAGATAAATCGTGTGTAGTCTTTTTGCCTTGCTCTCTAAGGTAGTCTTTTACTATGGATAATATGGGTAAGTCTCTATTCATTATGAATCTGCTAGGTTGTTATCGCTTAAATCTTCTGGAATGTCTTTTGTCAATACATATTCTTGTACAGCCATATTAATTATATCTAACTCTAGGTTAGGCGGAAATGGAAAATAATCATCATCCGCTATATCTTCGCTACTAGATATTGAATGTACGTCTAATAGAGTTTCTTCTGTTTGCCTTACTGTAAAGTATATTCTATCTCCACTTAACCAATATCCCGTATTACCCTCCAACTCTTTTGAGGCTGAACCGTTAAATAAAGAATTAAACGTAGATGGTACTTGGTAGTATTCAAATGTGTTATTACAAGGCGTTATCTGATATATACCCATATTCTTAGGTAATACCAATGGCTTAAATGGTAGCTGTAAATACCATCTGTTAGTTCTAGTGTCTTTTGTAGGGGATAATTGCTCATAAGTAGATATACAGCCTTCCCAAACCATATCTTCCATTAAGTCATTACTCCACGCTTGCCAAGCGAAATCTGCAACAACCTTATCTCTAGCATTACCAACAGCGGCTACCATTTCCCTAAGAGAAGTCTTAGCGTCTTGCGTTAGCTTTGGGTAAAGCTTCTTTAATGCTCTATATGCTAAATCTACTTTTGTCATTATTTGTAATTAACTAACGCTTCGTTTCCTATTGAGAAACCAAAACGTCTAACTATACCTTGTACTATTCTTTCTGTATGCTGCTCTGGTATGTCAAAATCAACCGATGTAGACGAATCATACACTTCCCTACTAGATGATACCGTAAAGCCCCAAATAGGGTCTAATGGAAATCTGTAATAGTTAAGCTTAACGCTACTAAATGTAGCATAAGGCTTAATCTCTACTGTACCTGCATTAACAACAGCTATGGGGTATTTTGCACTTGCTCTTGAGAAGCCGCTAACTTCCGATGTATCTGCTTCTGACTGACCCATTACTTGAAATTGAACTAGCTTACTCTGTGTTTGATTAAGATAAACTCTACCCGTTATTGATTGCAATTGCATATAATCGCTAGGCTTGGTTACTAAACCACTTGAGTTCGGAAAAAGATTAACTGACACCTTTAATTCATCAGCTATGTCCATTGTTTGCTGTGAACTTTCAGACATACCTAGCACTTCATTATAAAAAGAAAGTTGTTCTAGCTTTGCGTAGTTATTAAAGTCGCTTGTCTTTATATAGCCTCCTGACTGATTCTTCTTTATAATCTCAAAGACTTGCGTCTTTACGGTATTTATATTTGCTCCCAATTTCTATTGATTATCTCCGCTTTCAGAATGAAATAAAAACTCATCATCCGCTACACATATAATTGTAAACACATCGTATTGGTCAAATGTTTTTATTGAACCATTAGGAATCCTTAGTGTTTGCCCGTTTGGAATGAAATTAGCTGGGTTAAGTATCACATTTGTAACTCCAGTAAAACAAGTAAATGTTATAACCGAACCTATTGCACAATTGGTTATCCCAGATATATTACCATCGCTATTAAGAATAACTATATTTCCATTTCTAGCATTGTATACAGAATTAGCAGAAGGAGACATAAACGTGAAAGATTGATTAAACTGACCGTTTACTTGCAATACAGCATTAGGGTCTTTTGAATTTCCGCCTATAATCAATGAATCATATCCAGTATTATTTATTGCTAAGTACTTACCACCCATTAATTGAAAGTAAGTACTATCTGACAATTCGCTTCTAATCTGTGTAGCTGTGTCTGACAATTCGCTTCTAATCTGTGTAGCTGTGTCTGAAATATCTAATCTTAACTGAGCAATGCTGTCAGTTAATTCTGCTCTAATCTGTGTCGCTGTATCCGAAATATTTATGGCTAGTGAATCCGAAATATCTAGTCTTAATTGAGCGGCTGTATCTGAAATTTCACTTCTTATTTGAGACAACGAATCTGCTAATGCATATCCATCATTAATAAAGAACCTTCCATCTAATGTAGAGTCAATGACAAATAAGTTACCATAAGTCCCGTAAGGGGACTCAGAACTTAAAAACATTGTATCAGCAAGGGCTATCTTGCTAAACTTAATAGGCTGCCTTTTATAGACATAATCAATTGTGGTTTGCGAATATGCTGAAAACGCAAATACAACTAGTAATATGGTTAATATCTTCTTCATTTTTTAAGGTTTAATTATGTGATAAGCTACCTTTACTCCCGTATATACAATTGTTCCGAAAGTAATTTCTCCCGTTAAGGAATTTAAACTTATGCTGTATGTGCTAATTGATTCTACGTCATCTCCATCTACGGTTATGATTACATCTCCATCTGC